TTAGCCGCTCTGCTTCCCTACGCTGATCAGCCCCATCCCGCCGCCAGCTAGCAGCTGCCGGCGGGCTTTCTCTGTGTAGAGCTCGGCCTGCGCCAGCGTCTTCCAGCCGAAGATCGCCATCAGCTGGTGTGGGGTCGCGCCGTTCTCCGCCGCTATGGTCGCGCCGGCCTTGCGGAGGCCGTGGGCGCGGCCAGGGACGCCGGCCTCCAGGCAGCGCCGCTCGAACCAGTTGCCGAGCCCCTTGGTGCTGTAGGGCTTTCCAAACTCGGTCTCCAGGAAGGTCATGGCGCCGAGCACGCCGGCCGCCTGCGCGGCCGCGAGCTCGTCCTCGAGCTGCGGCAGCATCGGGATGACGACATCGACCGGGGCTCGGTTGCGGTTCTTGAACTGGCGGAAGGCGAGCCAGCGGCCGGGATGGATTTCGCGCATCGGCTGCGCCACATGCTCAAGCCGCCGGATGAACTGCTTGCCAAGGCGGGCGACGTCGGAGAGGCGCTGGCCGGAAAACAAAAACAGCGCCAGCGCCAGGCGCGCCTTGCTGCCGGCGGGATGCCGCTCTTGGTATTGCGCGATCTCCTCGAGCGTCCAGGTATGCCAGCCGCCGGTCTCGAGGCGGGGCAGCAGGTCGACGCCGGCGGCGCGGTTGACCGGTATCAGCTTTTCGGCAACGGCCCACTCGGACAGCTTGCGCAGCGCTTTCAGCCAGGCGTTGGCGCTGTCGATCGAGGTGGCCGCCTTGCGCCGGAGCAGCAGCTTGATCTTGTCCTCAGGGATGTCGCAGGGCAGGTCGCCGATCTGGCGCTTGTCGGTCTCGCTCCAGGGCTCGTCGCAGATGTTGGAGAGGATGCGCCGGCGGACCTTCTGCGTCTCCGTGTCGTAGGCGCGAAACTCCAGGCTCTCGCGGAAGTACCGCTTCTCAATCAGCCAGCGCAGCGACCGCTCGACCACCTTCGGCGGTGCCGGCCGCGGCGTCTCGTCTTGACGCAGGTATGGCCGTCCGGCCATGGCCGCGGCGAATTCCTCCAGGAATTCGGCAGTGCCGGGCTGCTCGCGCAGACGAACCTTGCGGTATTTGGTGCTGCCTGTGATGCGCTTGCGGAAATAGCGCCGGAGCTTGCCGTGCCGATCGGTATCTTCGTAGAAATAGCGCTGATCGATGTCGGGCACGGCGCTGGCGTCCAAGTTAGGTCTGGTCAGGTCACGCCGGCCCAGGCATTCGCATCAGGAGCGAGCGGCGCGGCTTCGTCCTCATCGGGCAGGTTCTCGAACGCCATGTCAAGCAGGTAGCGGTCCCACACCCGACAGCCGCGCACCAGCTTCCCGCGGGGCATCAGGCCGTCGCGGACCAACTCGTCGAACTTGCTAGGTGACATTCCAACCCAATCGGCGGCCGCCGCCCGCCGCAGGCCGCGCGGGGCATAGGCGCGCTCACGGTGGTCGGGCACTTGCTTCATGACTCGGCGTTTGCCTGTTCGCCCGGATAGGCCAGCTCGGCCGCGGCCGTGACGCCGGCGGCGTGTCCCTTGCGGAAGCCGAAGCGATAGATCAGCTGCGCCGCGAGTGCAGCAAGTCCGAGCAGGATGGTGAGCGCCAGGACCATCAGACCTCCGCCCGCGGCGTCTCCCCCAGCGGGGCCTCGATCGCCTGGATGGCGACGCGGCGGCACAGCTCGCCGGTGTCCTCCATCACCCGTGCCATCACGTGCTCGCAGCGGCCGAGCGGAAGGGTCAGCCCCGCCAGCGCCAGCTCGTGCTTCAGGATCATTGCCATGGCGGTGGTGGCGCGGGCCGGGGTGATGCTCATGCCGCAACCTTCCGGATCGGCCGCCAGCTGCGGCGGGCGGAGCGGCCGGCCGGGATCACCATTGCGGCGGTGTCGGTGCGCACATGGGCGAATTTGCACGTGCGCGTTTGGCCGGCTTCGACGACCGACCACAGCAGGCCCTCGGCCGCGAGCGCGCGCAGCCGCTCGGCGACGGTCGCGACCGACCAGTGCTCCAGGCGGTCGGCGATCGCGCCCGCGGTCTGGAAGCCGTCCCAGCTGGCGGCGATCAGGGCGTTGCGGAGACTGGCGCGCGCCATCAGCCCCTCCCGTCCATCGTCATCGCTTCGGTCACGGCGGCCTGGCGCGCCGCGACCAGCGCGTCGTCGGCGAGCGCGAGCACGTCGCCGTAGCGGAAGCCGCGGGCGGTCAGGATGCGGATCGCCTCGCGCTCGGTCTCCGGAATGCCGTCCTTGCGCAGCTGCGCGGCCATGCCGGCGACGATGTCCTTGGCGTTGGCGGGCTTCATAGCGCCATCTCCGCCACGTTCTGCTTGTCGATCTGTTTGTCCTGCCGCCGGTGCGCGACGATGCGGGCGGCGTCAGTGTGCCGCTTCAGCTGCGGGCCGGTCCAGCCCATGCGAATCAGGTCGATGAACGCGACGCCGTCATTGCGCGTGGTGTGCACGATGAAATCGTCGGCGAGCTGCGAGACCGCTTCGGGCCCGTCGAGGTCGGCGCGACACGGTGCGATCGCGCAAGGGGCGAGACGCTCTGCCATATCAAGCTTTTGCTGTTCGGCTCTGGCCTGCTCGGCGAGCTCGGCCTCGTAGGCGCTGCGCGCGGCGAGGCAGGAGTGCAGCGAGGCGCCGCGCAGCATGCGCCGGCCGGTCTCGTCCATCACCGGCAGGATGTGCCGGCCGGCTTTGGGGTGAATCAAGTCGAGGAAGCGGTTGATGTTGGGCAGGTAAGCAAGGCTGTGCAGCCGCAGCTGGTGTTTGAAATCACTCTCAGAAATGTCGTTGGCAGGCTGGCGCGGCATGTCCATCTCCGGTTTGCGAAACGGAGGGAATGTCGGTCTCTACATAAAATATGTCAACACGAATTATGTCGGATGCCACCATGCCGCGAATATTGCAGCGATCAAAAACCCGGCAAGCGCCATTATCCAGAGTTTGACGATGAGGCCACTGCCAAATCTGACGGCGCGGTCGAAGCGTTGGCCAGCCGCTGCCGGCATGGTCCAGCCGATGACGATGCGCACAGCGGCCATGATCAGCGCCAGCATGATCGAGCCGACCGCGATGACGACCAGTGTGCCCATCAGCTTGTGCCTTTCAGCGCGCGCTGCACCAGCCGGCGCTTCCCGGCGGCATCAAGGCTCTTCCACTTGCCGCGGCGTACGACCGAGTGCACCTCAGTGGCGCTCTGGATCTTCACGTTGCGCATCGGCGGGGCGTTGAAGCTCTCGAGGTCGAACTGCCCTTTCCGTGCGCCGGCGACAATCCGCTTCAGGTAGCGGCTGCCCTCCGATGTGGTCACCAGGGTCTCAAAATTAAGCAAATCAAAGGGCGGCTGCTCGCGCTTGACGACGATGATGATATCGCCGTCATCGTAGCGCGGAAACATTGAGTCGCCTGCGACCCGGTAAGCCGCCGCGTTGTCCGGAAGCGGGAAGGGGACCTCAATCTCCTCAAGGCCGTCCGGCCCGGTATTCTCGTGGCTGGTATCGATGACACCGCCGGCGCCGACCAGCCCCTCGACAATAACAGTGTTGCGCCGGGCCTGCGCGCCCTCCTCGGTCAGTAGCCAGCTGGCCGTCACCTTGAAGGCGCGGGCGTACTTCTCGGCAACATCCACAGAAAATTCATTCTGCCCGTTTTCGTGCGCGGCATAGGTCGACGGCGGCCAGCGAAATTGCTTTGCAGCCGCCATTGCCGAGCCAAATCCGGCCTTTTTCCGCGCTGCACGCAGGCGCTCACCCATGGTCTCCATGGGCCCATAATCACAAATCGTGTTGACACAAGTCATGTTGACCTCATCAACACGAATCATGTAGGCCGAAAGCATGGGACGGGGTGATTCTGGCAAAACGGTTTCGGATGTGTTCGCTGAATTCGGCGGACCGGCGAGCTTTGCGAGGTGCTTCGGCCTGAAGGGTCCGTCAACCGCATCAGAGATGAAACGGCGGGAGAGTATTTCGGTCGACCTGTGGCCCGCGATCGTCACTGCCGCCGAGGCCAGAGGCGTTGCTTGGCTCACTTACGAGTGTCTGACGAAGATGCATGCCAAGCCTCTGCAGCCGGTGGGAGAAGTCCGATGAGCCGCACCGTATGTTCCGGCGCCGGAACCGGTAAGTCCCGCGAGGCCAAAAACCATGCGAAATTTTGGTCCTGTGGATAACCCGCCTTTGCCGCACGCTGCGGTTTCGAATGTGCCCCCTGTGGACGCGTGTGGAGAACTCGCGGCGGGCCTGCAATTCAAGGGGTCTGCGAGCGGGAGGGCAGGGCGATGAGCGCTGACGCGACCTCAATGCGTCTGCTTGGCTGCCTCGTAAGCGGCTTCGTTGGCGAAGGCGATGCGTGCCTGGGCGTCGACCTTCAGGTCGCGGCTGCGGCACCAGGCGGCGAACGCATCAGGATCAATCTTGGCGCGAACCACCGTTCCGCCGCTTCGTTCGATCTGGCTGACCAGTTTGTCAGCCGCATAGCGCCACTTTTCATAGGTCTCGGGGAGCACGGCTGCATCCGCCATGATGTCGAGAATGCGTTTGTAATCCTCTCGGTCGTACCAGGGCACGCCCAGTGTGGTCCAGCAAACGCCAGCGAAGGCGATGGTCCCGTCAGGTTGCAAGGCCTGACGGGCGCCAAGCCGCCGCCATCCACAGACATCCGCGAGGGGTCGCCGACCTAAGCCCCGCGCGCCTTCAGTACCCACCCGCGTTCGAGCCCACCCGCCGCCGGAGCCTCTCCGGCGAACGAGGAGACGTGTCTCCAATGATCACGGCGAAGATTTTGATCTCGATCGCTCTCGTTTTCACCGCGCTGGGTCTTGCATCCGCGGTGACGCTTGGCCGGCGGCAGCGACACCCGTCGGCCAAGCCCTCTTTCAACGACAAGCCCTCATTCAGCTCCGCGCGGTCGCCCTCCGCCGGCGAGGCGGACGGCGGGGACCTGGTGCAGCCGGGGTTGCCCGCCGTCCGCTATTTCCATTCGCCGTCCGCGACGACGCTGCGCATCGCGCGGTCCGGATCGCGACAAGGCTCTGCTTTGCGCGGGGGAGGGCGCGATGGCTGAGATGATGTCATTCGCCTCGCGGCAGGTCGCCAACATGCTGGCGGTGCGCGCCGTCAAGCATGCCACCTCGTTTCTGCAGGGGCAGGACGGGCCCACGCTGCTGGGCATGCACGCCGAGCAGCTGCAGATCGACCTGTTGCTGGCCGACCCGCTCGCCAATGGCCTGCTCAATCCAGTGCGGCTGCTCAACGTGGCCATGGCGTCGGCGGCCCACCAGGTCAGCGACGTGCCGGCCGGCGTTATCGCCGACGCGGCCCTGCTCGATCGCTGGATGCACGTGATCGGTTCGCTGGTCGAACTGGTGCAGCACACGCGCGCCCGGTTCGCGCGCGAGCACGGGGTGTCGGCATGAGGCCGCTGTCCCAGACGCTCACCGACCTGATCGGCTTCACCGAGGAGCTGCTGACCCGGCCCGCACGCCACCACGGTCTGGCGGCGGACACGCGCTTTGCCGCGCTCGCCCAGGAGGTCCGCGATTCCGACAGGCGCCCGGCCGAAGGCATCCGCTGCACGGCTTCGGGCGTCGCCATCATCGCCTGCACCGAGGCGTTCTTTGGCGGCGAGATGGACCCGGGCTCGCGCTGGCTCTCGGCGATCGGCGCGCTGCTGCCGATCCTCCGGACCGAGGCCTGGCAGGCGCTGCGCAATGAGAAGGACGTGGCGGCCGGGGAGGGGTATCGGCGATGAGCTCGCAGCTCCGTGCCATCAAGCCGATGACCGCTCCGGATCTGACGCCCGCGACCGAGTTCGGGCCGAAGCCGCGTGCCATCTGGGTTGCGCCGACCAGCCTGATGGTCGACGGCACCTATCAGCGTGATCTGTCAGAGCGATCGGTCCGCCTGATCCGCCGCACCATCGAGACCTTCCGCTGGAATCGCTACAAGCCGCCGATCGCGGTGCAGATGGGGCCTGCCACGCTGCACGTGATCGACGGCCAGCATACCGCCATCATTGCCGCCACGCTGAAGATCCCGGAAATCCTGATCGTCGTTGTCGGCGCCGATACCGTCGACGAGCGGGCTCGCGCCTTCGTCGGCCACAACTCCGACCGCATCAAGGTCACGCCCTTCGACATCTACCGCGCGCTGCTAGCTTCTGGCGATGCCGACGCGGTCGACGTCGACAACGTCTGCAGACGCGCCGGCGTCCGCATCCGCCATATCTCGCCGTCCTCGGCGATCGCGGAGGGCGACACCGCAGCGCTCGGTTTGGTCCGCGGGCTGGTCAAGCGGCGCGGCGTCATCCCCGCGCGCAAGGTGCTGCAGTGCCTGGTCAGGGCCAAGCGCGCGCCGATCACAGGGGCGGAGATCCTCGCGGCCGATCGCATCATCTGCGAGGAGCGAAAGGACATCGATCTCGACGCCCTCACGGCCGCAATCAGGGTCGAGGGGACTGATGGGCTGGTGAAGGCGATCGGAAAGGCCAAGACCGAAGGCCGTCCGATCTGGCGCGAGCTTGCCAATCGCTGGCTGCGCCGGATCGACCGGAGCCATGCCACATGACGACGCTACGAGACGATCTGGTCGAAAAGCTGGAGCAGGAAAACGACGAGCTGCGCGAGCGCATCCGCGTGCTCGAGGAGATGATCGGGATCCGGATCGAGGTCCCGCTGGTGTTCGGCCTCACCTCGCATGAGGTCATGCTGTTCGGCCTGCTGCTGAAGCGTGATCTCGTCACCAAGGACATGGCCATGGTCGGCCTCTACGGCGACCGCCCCAACCTCGATCCCGAGATCAAGATCGTGGACGTCTATATCTGCAAGGCGCGGAAGAAACTGAAGCGCTTCGGCATCGAGATCGAAACCGTCTGGGGCCGCGGCTACAGGCTGCCGGCGGAGTGCAAGGCGATCGCGCAAGCCCTCCTGGACCAGGCGAGGGCCGCATGACCTTGCTCGCCGCCTACGATCGCGCCCGGGCCGCGCTGGTGCAAGCCAGAGAGGTCAAGGATGTCCTGGAGATCCGGCTGCAGCTCGATCACATCAAGCTGCATGCGCGGCACATTCAGGACCGCGAGGTCATGGTCGAGGCGGTCGTGCTGCAGATGGAGGCCGAGCGGAAACTCGGCGAGATGCTGGATGGGCTGCAGGCGGCGGGCCTGATCGCATCCGGCGGCGGCCGGCGCAAGAAGGACGACACGGCGCGCGCGACGCTCGAGGACATCGGCGTCACCAAGGATCTGTCGTCGAAGGCGCAGAAGGCGGCCGGCCTCGAGCGGAACGCCTTCGATGCGATGTGCCAGGCGGTGCGCGACAGGATCAAGGGCGGCCGCGCCATCATGGTCGACCCGATCGACGACAGGGGCGTGATCCACGGCGCGCGTTCGATCATGTCGGGCCGGGTCGAGCCCGACGATAGCCTGGATTATTTCCCGACGCCGCCCTGCGCGACCCGGGCGCTGGTCGAGCTGGTGTTCAAGCACCTGAAGGTTTCGGTTGGCAGCGCGAGCGCACGCGAACCGGCCTGCGGCGAAGGCCACATCGCCGAGGTGCTGGCCGAGTATTTTTCAGAAGTCTCGGCCTCCGACATTTTCGATTACGGCTATGGCGAGCTCGGCGATTTCCTCGACGAGCACACCAGCCAGACCGCCGACTGGTTCATTACCAATCCGCCGTTCGACGAAAAGGCCGAAGCTTTCCTGAGCCGCATGCTCCGGCTCGCCCGCGTCGGCGTCGCCATGTTCGTCCGCCTGCAATGGCTGGAGGGCGAGGGGCGCTACGAGCGCATCTTCGATCCCGCCATGACGCCGCCGACGCTCGTCGCCTTCTTCAGCGAGCGCATCGCGCTCTGCAAAGGCCGCTGGGATCCCGAGGGCGGTACGGCCACGGCCTATATCTGGCTCGTCTGGATCAAGGGACACAAGCCGCAGGCGCCGTTCTGGATTCCACCCATTGTGGTCGACGAGCTGACCCGGCCGGACGATGCGGAGCGGTTCACACAGCATCCTGTGATGAGGAGAGTGGCATGACATCAGACGTTGCCACGGAACTCGTCGGTCGCTGTCTGGCGGCCCATGGTCCCGATCGCGAGCTTGATGCCGACATCTTCTTCGAGACCGGCGAGTTTCGGCGCAAGCGGATAAACAGCCCGGAGATGCTCAATCGCGAATATGTCCGCCGTTTGGGCAGGGTGGGCGGAGTGCCGCCATTCACCTCATCAATCGACGCCGCGGTCGCGCTGCTCCCCGCCGCATTGTTCTGGCTGATCGGTCGTGGTCGTGACACGCGGCCGGAGGAGCCCCTCGGCGGCGCCATCATCTTCGCGCCTGGTGCAATCGATACAATTTTTGCCGAGGCGGAGGCTCAGACGGTGGCGCTGGCGATGTGTGCCGCTGCACTGTTGGCGCGGGCGAAGGTGCCGGCATGACCCATCGTATCCGTCCCGCCGATCGTCGTGCGCACGAGACCATCGCGATCGAGCACGAAAGCCAGCGCTACAAGATCGGCCTCGGTCGCGAGCTGCTGCCGGGCCGCAAGCTCGGCCCGATCGTGGAGGTGTTCCTCAACGCGCAGCAGGTGAATTCGCAAATCGACGTGCTTGCCTCCGATGGCGCTATCCTGATGTCGCTGCTGATCCAGCACGGCTGCCCGGTCGACGTGATCCGCCACGCCATGAAGCGCAACCCCGACGGCTCGCCGGCGTCGCCGCTCGGCCGTGCCGCGGCCTATCTCGTCGAACAACAGGGAGACTGACCGATGCAATTGTCGCATATCACAGTGCCGCTGAAGACTCTCCGACACGGCCACGAAGCGCCGAACCACCCCGGTAACGCCCGCGTCACCGGCCGAGAGGACGGCATCGCCCAGCTCGCCGCTCATATCCACGCCCGCGGCAAGATCGACGATCTCCTGGTCTATGACGATGGCGTGCCGGATGTCCTGTTCGTCGCCAACGGCAACCGCTCGCTCAAGGCGCTGCGGATGATCTACGGCGATGATTCATCCGAGCCGATCGACTGCAAGCTGACCACGGCCGAGCGCGCCTATGAGGACTCGCTGGCGGTCTCGGTGCTGGCGAAGAAGTTTCACCCGGTCGACGAATACGAGGCCTTCTCCAAGCTGCGTGACGACCACGGCAAGAGCGAGGAGGATATCGCGCGCCAGTATGGTATGACGCCGCGCCAGGTCGAGCAGGTGCTGGCGCTCGGCCATTTGTCGTCGGCGGTGCGAATGGCCTGGCGCCAGGGCCTGATCACGTCATCGGCGGCGACCGCGTTCACGCTGGCCGACCACAAGCGCCAGGATGAGGTGCTGAAGCAGCTTTGCGACGAAGATCGCCACTACAGCGTGATCGACGACAGCGACGTCAAGGAAGCCCTCGACGTCCGCGGTGACGCCGGCGCCCTGGTCGAGTTCGTCGGCATCGAGGCCTATGTCGCCAAGGGCGGCAAGGTCACGCGCGATCTGTTCGGCGTCGACCACCAGGTGTCGAACGTCAAGCTGGCGAAGAAGCTCGCCGACGAAAAGCTGGCGGAGGAATGCAAAGCGCTCAAGGCGGCCGGCTGGGGCTTTGCGATGCCGCATCCCAACAACGCGTGGAACTACGGCAAGCTCGGTGCCGAGGGCAAACCGACAGAGGAAGAGCAGGTCTGCCTGGACGAGCTCGCCGGCATCATCGCGCGCGATCGCGGCCGTGGTCAGTATGCCTTGCCGCAGTACCATGAATTGTCGGCCGAAGGACAGAAAGCGTTCCTCGCGCTGCGCGGGCTGAAGCACGTCGTCCAATTGCGGGCCTACACGCCAGCGATGATGGCCAAGGCCGGGTGCTTCCTGCAGGTCGACGACAGCGGTCTCCTCGAGATCGAGTACGGCCGCGTTAAGCCGGCGCAGAAGGAAAAGGCCGCTGAGGTCGAGAAGGCCGAGCGCAAGGAGCAGAAGAAAGCCGAGGTCAAGGCGGCGAAGGAAGAAGGCAAGCTGCCGCCGGAGCCGAAGGCACTGTCGAACGCGCAAACTGAGCGGCTCGAGTCGCAGCTCACGGCCGCGACCCGCGACGCGATCGCGGCCGATCCACTGCTGGCGCAATCGCCGTTTGCCGAGGTGCTGGCGAAGATCGTCTGCGCGCAGATCGTGCCGGAGAGCCGCTACCGGACGCCCGACGCGGTCCGCACTAAGCTGCCGACCATCCGCCAGGCGCTCGATGCCGAGGTGTTCAACGCCGCGCTGGCCCGGCGCTACGATGACAAGGACTATTTCTCCTCGGCGCCGAAGGGGTTTGTGCTCAAGGCGATCGCCGAGGCGATCAATCAGGACGAAGCCCGCAAGATCGCCGGCAAGACGAAGCCAGAAATCTGGAAGTTCGCGCTGGCCAATGTCAGCAAGACCGGCTGGCTGCCAAAGGAACTGCGCACGGTTCACTACAAGGGTCCGGGCAGCGAGGGCTATAAGCCGCCCACTGGCGCGATTGTAACGGCGACCGGCGCTGCGCCTTCGTCGTCGCCGGCGCCAGCCCAGCGATCAGCACCGGCAAAGCCGAAGCCATCGGCAAAGGCCAAACCCGCGCCGGTGAAGCGCGCGGCCGCGGCGAAGAAGCCGGCCAAAAAGACCGCGAAGAAAAAGAAGTAGCGCCATGGCGGGCGAGGCACATGACGGCGTCGTCGAGTTTCTCGCCCACACGATCGGCCGCGAGGTGATCATGCTCGGCCGCGTCCAGGTCGGTGAGATCATGCGCAATGACGGCGCCCGCCACCAGGCCTGTTTCCGCCTGACGCTGCCGGAGGCCTCGGCCACGACCTGGCGGCCGGCGCGCGACGTCGACGACGCCAGGCGCCTTGCCCTGATCAAGATCAACGACTGGCTGCAGGCGGCCGGCCTGGTGCCTGACAGGACTCAACCCTGATGATCTTGCGCACCAAGCCTATTAGGTATGCCAACAGCATTTTTGATCTGGTTGTGGGCCATTTCAAGATTTGTGCGCATGTCGGCAACAACCTCGCGAATGCTGTTGTTGATCTCGTTACGCAAGCCCGGATTAGCCGCCCCGGCCATTCCGTCTTGTCGAGATTTTTCGAGGGCATGGTTCAAGTTGCTGAGCCGCTCCCAAGCGTCGCGGGCGAGGCTCTTATGTGCATCAGGAAGGGAACCAAAAAAGGGGACAAGATTCCCGCTTTTGTAAAGGGCATCCATTCCATTGATAAAGACGATATGGTCGTGCCCCTGCGCTCCATCAAATGCTCGCAGAAGCCTCGAATAGTATCTAGTGACTCGAAGGAAACTGTCGAATTCAATCTCTTGCCGCTGACGTTCTGCGAGACTGACTTGTTCACGAGCGTCGGCGATCTGCTGCCAGACCGCGTCTGCGGCAATTATTGCGGCGAGCAGCGCTCCGAAACCTCCGATGAGGCCGCCGGCGAGGTTCTCGTGCGCCGCCATTGCGCAGCCGATCCATTTTGGCCACTGCGCATGCCAGAAGCTGGGAAAGCAGCGCCTACTTTCGTCACTGATTCCATAACTATGCGCGAAGCCCAGGGTCGCGATCACTCCCACAAGGAGAACCAGAGTTATCCCGATTGCTATCGCAGTTCGGCGCTTCATCAACAAATCTCATCCATCGGTTTGCGCGGGAGCTTTCGATAACATGAAAGCACCCGGCAAGACCACGCTCGATCGCATGCAGCTGACCGCCTTCGAGGAGATGGAGCGGATCCAGATTGTCCAGGATTTCTGGGTGCGCGATGGCGCGCGCAATGAGCCGGATCCGGACCAGGTGCGCAAGCGCGACGACTTCGCCGGCATTGTGCGGCTGATCGACATCATTAACAGCGATGGGGTGATCATCGACCGGCTCAAGGCCGGCCTGGCGCGGGCGCCGGCGGTGCGCGCGCCTGTCGCTGACCCGTCAAGCGATGTCGAGGTCGAGCCGGAATGAGCATGCTCGAGCACGCGCTCGCCTTGGCCGGCCGCGGCTGGTCCGTCTTCCCGTGTCATCCCGCAACCAAGCAGCCGCTGGTGAAAAGCGATGTAGCCGGCGAGGGTGGGCTGAAGCTCGCGACCACCGACGAGGCGCAGATCCGCACCTGGTGGCAGCGCTGGCCGCAGGCGATGATCGGGCTGCCGACGGGCGTGCCGATCGGCGCGTTCGTCGTCGACGTCGACGCCGGCGAGGACAAGGCGACAGGCGAGATCTTCGAGGCGGCCGCGTTGCAGCTCAACCTCGAGCGCGCGATCGGCGGGCCGCTGCCGCCGACCCGGTACGCGCTGACGCCGCGCGGCGGCGTGCATCTGTACTTCCAGCTGCCGGCCGAAGGTGACATTGGCAACCGCGCCAACCTGCTCGGCAAAGGCTCGCGGATCGATATCCGCGGCGATGGCGGTTACGTCATTGCGCCACCTTCTGTCCGCAAGGACGGCGTCGTCTACGCCTGGGGCGATGAGCAGCTCGAGGTCGCGATCGCGCCGGCGGCGCTGGTCGATCTGATCCTGCGCCGCGGCGCCTTCGAGGAGAAGCCTGGGGCGGGATCCGGCATCGGTGCGCGCGCGGCCGCCGGCGTGAAGCCGCCGATCGACAAGAGCTGCGAGGGAACGATCGCGGCCGGTGATGACGCCGTGCGCAAATACTGTCTCTCCGCGCTCGATGCCGAGCTGCAGACCGTGCGCAACGCCGGCAAGGGCGGCCGCAACGAGGCGCTTAACATCGCCAGCCTGAAGCTGGCGCAATTCGTCGCCGCCGGCGGCCTCAATGAAAGCTTCGTTCGCGCCTCGCTCGAGAACGCGGCCGCGGATTGCGGGCTGATCCGCGACGATGGTCTGCGCGCGGTTAAGGCCACGATCGAGAGTGGCTTCCGCAAAGGCCGGACCCAACCGCGCGACCTCGACGAGATCCGCCGCCAAGCGGCGGATCGGCAAAGCCGGCCGCGCGGCCGCGGACAGGGTGCGGGTGTGACTCGAGATGACGGCCGCAGGGAGGATGCCGACGCGGCCGACCGCTTGGGTTTTTCCGGCCGCCCCGACGCCGCCGGCGATGCGCGGCGGCCGGACGATTCCCATCCTCCCAATTCCTCGTTTGCCCCCGCGCCCCCACTGGGGATGAATGGCAGGCCAAGCTCCCAAACGGGAGCAGCTGCGACATCGGCCTCCGGTTGGGGTGCAGGGGGCGCGCCGCCGCGTCCCCCGGCGGAGGACGTCGACGTCCGCAACATGCGCCTAGCGTTCTTCCCGCTCACCGATCTCGGCAACGCCGAACGTTTCCGCGAGCGCTACAAGGATCGGCTGCTGTGGTGCCCCGCGACCGGCTGGCTGACATGGGACGGCCGCCGCTGGAGCCGCGAGGGCGCCGAGGAGCTCGTCAAGATCGCCGAGCACGACACCGTGCGCCTGATCCAGGACGAGGCGAGGGAGCTGAAGGCGAGCGGCTGCAAGGACAAGTCCGATGCGAAGCATGGCGCACGAGATTTCGTGTTCAAGACCGATCGCGACGGCCATGAGACGCTTTATTCCGACAAGGTCGCCGCCTGGGGCCGCAGCTCGGAAGCGGTGAACAAGCTCGGCGCCCTGTCGAAGCGCGGCGCGCCGTACTTCGTCGTCTCGATTGACAAGCTCGATGCCGACAAGACGAAGATCAACGTGCGCAACGGCACGTTGGTGATCGCCAAGAAGTCGGACGGCGACTATGTCGAGTTCCGGCCGCACGATCCCGCCGACATGATCACCAAGATGGCGCCGGTCGATTTTGACCCGGCGGCCGGGCGTGATGTGTTCGATACTTTCCTGGCGCGGGTGCAACCGCAGGCCGAGATGCGGGCCTTCCTTCAGCAATGGCTCGGTCTCTCGCTCACTGGCGTGGCCGAGCAGATGCTGGCCTTTCTCTACGGCAAGGGCTCCAACGGCAAGAGCGTGCTGATGGACGCCGTGTCCTACGTCGCCGGCGACTACGGCGAGACCGTCCCGATTGAGACCTTCCTCGACCACGGCAAATCCCGCGGCGCCGGCCAGGCCACGCCGGATCTCGCGATCCTGCCCGGCGTGCGCATGCTGCGGACCTCGGAGCCGGAGAAGGGCGCCAAGCTTGCAGAGGCGCTGGTCAAGCTGGTGACAGGCGGCGAGCCTATCCAGGCGCGACACCTCAACCGCGATTTCTTCAAGTTCTATCCGCAGTTCAAGCTGACGATGTCCGGCAATTACCGGCCGACGATCTCAGGCACCGATGAAGGGATCTGGCGCCGCGTCCGCCTGGTGCCGTTCAGCATCACAATTCCCAAAGAAGATCGCGACATCCACCTTGGAGACAAGCTGCGCGGCGAAGCGTCCGGCATTCTCAACTGGCTGCTCGATGGTCTGCGCGTCTGGCTCGACAAGGGCCTTCAGGAGCCCGCTGACGTGCTGCAGGCGACCGCCGACTACCGATCGGCCTCTGATCCGCTCGGCCGCTTCCTGACCGCTTGTGTGACCGAGAGCCTGGGGGATCGCGTGCAGTCGAGCGTGCTGCATCAGGTCTATGAGGCCTGGTGCAAGGCCTCCGGCGAGAACGCCTGGAAGAACCGCGGCCTGTCGCTGGCGATGAGCGAGCGCGGCTACAAGAGCAAGCAGTCCAACGTGATGTGGTGGCTCGATATCAAGCTCACCAAGAGCGTGAACGACTTCGTCGACGCCGACGGCAACGCGCTGCGGATGAAGGACGACGGCGAAAAGGAGACGGTCGATGCCGGCGACATCGAGATCTGATCCTCCCAACCTCCCACATTTGGGAGGAATTGATTCGCTCTAAGTGTTTGAGTTGTCAGCGTTCGGGAGGTTGCGGGAATTTCGGGAGCTTGTTTCCATACGTTACATGCGTGCGCGCGCAGGCACACATATTACAGATAGAAATAAGCTCCCAATCCTCCCAACCTCCCAAGAGGTTCTCTAAAGCCTTGTCTCTCAAGGCTTTCTTGCGACGGGAGGATCGATCAGGAGCCTTAGGCAAGCTCCCACGATCCTCCCGGAGAAATGGTCGACACTCACGACCATTTCTCGAACCCCGCTGATCCCGCGGGGACTGCCAACAAATCGGCTGCAAAACGAGATGTTGGAGCATCACGATGAACGAACCGAAACAGCCTGTGCTGCTCGCCATCGGCGATTTTGCAGGTTTTGTGGAGTATGTCGGCAAGCGCCGCACCAAGGATCAGAAACAGCGCTGGCGCCTGATGCAGGTGCCGGATCGACTGTACAGGAGCGACATGCGTCTGCTTGAGAAGCTGCAGGTCGAGATCTATCAGCCGCTGGTGCGCAGCATCGTCTTCGTGCCGCGCGACAAGCTTTCGCATTCGCAACGGCGCAGCGTGCTGCGGCCCACGCGCGAGAAGGTCGAGCCGTTCTTTCCTGGCTACATCTTCCTGACATTCCCGGAAGATGACGAGCGCTGGCGCGAGGTGTTCAGGATGGTGCGCATCACCGGCCTTGTGTGCGCCGGCGGCCGCCCGGTCGAGGTCAAGACCGAGATGATCGAAAGCATTCGCGCGCGCGAGATCGATGGGGCGGTGCCATCGTCGACCAGGCTCGCGGAGCTTTCATTCGAGATCGGCGAGAACGTGCGCATCACCGATGGCCCGTTTGCCGGGTTCTCCGCTGTGGTCGAGGATATCGCGGACCTGTCGCAAGCGAAGCTTGGTGATCTCACGATCGACCAGCTTGACGAATCGGTGAGGGTGGGACTTCTTGTGTCTCTCTTCGGTCGATCGTCGCGGGTCAACCTTCCCGCCGCTCAGGTCGAAAAAGTATAGGCCTCGCAGCCATCGCTAAGCCGGCGGAACCGGTAAGCAGCTCCGACAAGCCCGGGCAGCAGCCATCCTCTCAGCCATCCCGGCCTGCTACTGCATAGAAAAAGCCCTTCGCGAACCAGCCCTCGCGAGGGCTTTCAGCAGAACGGCCACTGCGATTCAGGTTAAGGCCGGTTCCAGATGCTCAGGGCATGAATGGGATTGTCTTTTGCCGGTTATTCCCATAGTTTGCAGTTAATTAACCAAGCTATAGGGGACTGATGTGAATATTAAATCGGCGGTTGGCGCCATTTTCCTGGCGCTGTCTGTAAGCGCTGGTGCCGCTCAAGCTTCCACTGTGAATGTTGCACTGTCCAGTGCTGGCGCGAGTTTCGTCAGCGCGACATCGCAGATCTTCTCCAGCGATCCGGCGTGCTGCGGCGGATTCATCAACGGCGGGCTGACGACCGCTCAGAACAACCTTCTGACGACGACTCCGACGGCATGGCTCGCCAACGGCGATACGCGTTTCATTTTCGGCAACAACGATCCGATTTCCTCGCTTATCATTAAGCTCGGGAGCATCAGCGATTTAGTCAGCTTCGGTGCCACATTCAGTTCGACCGATCGCGTCCCCTCGCTCTTCGGGGTGGCAACATCTCTTAACGGCTCACTCTTCACGCCTTTCGGAGTCATCGCTAATCCGAACGGGTCAGGTGGTGGATCAAGCTTGCTGACGGGTGCACCGGTTTCCGCACTGTACGTCGAATACTTCTTCGGACCGGCGACCGGCGACAATGGCTTCCCGAACGGGGCCGGTGTGAGCGAGGTCTTCGCTTCCGTTGCTGCTGTGCCGGAGCCTTCCACATGGGCCATGATGCTGCTCGGCTTCATCGGTCTCGGCCTGATGTTCCGTTATCGCCAGCGCCACGCCTTCAACGTCTGATACGTTCAGCTACGTCTTCGAGAAGCCCGGCCGTCGCGCCGGGCTTTTTCGTATGGGTATGGGCTGCCGTTGCAACGAGCGTCGGATCGCGATCACGCAGAGTGTGCGTGCTGTTGCGCGTGGCGATGCCGAACAGGTTGTCGAGCAGGCGCGTTTCGTGGTGGTCTCGACAGTTGAGGATGCCTCAAACCTGTTTCGGGCAAAGGTCGCAGCTGCGGCGTCGCGACTCGCGAGGCGCTGATGCTGGATATGAAATATGATCTGTCCGGCCTGAAGCACATCAGCAACGCCCTGCACGCCGCGGGTGACAAGATGCCGCTGGTGCTCAACCGCGCGATCAATCACACCGGCGATAAGGCGTTGACGCAAATGCGCAGCGTACTGGTCGGCCAGACCGGCCTGAAGCGCCGCACGCTGGTGCGCGCCGTTAAGAGCACCAAGGCCTTCGGCGCCGGTGCTTACGTGATCCGAAGCAAGGGCGGCAACATTCGTGTCAAGTTCTTCGCCGCGCGTGAGACCCGCAAGGGTGTGTCCGCTGCCCCGTGGAACAGCCGCCGTATTTATCCCGGGACGTTCATGAAGGGCGGCCGCTTCCCCAATCGTGTCGCTCTCAAGCTCGGCGGCGCCGTGCTCAAGCGCGTCGGCAAGAGCCGCCACCCGCTCGAGACCATCCGCTCCGGCCTGTTCATTCCGGAGGAGATGGTCAAGGGGCAGTCCGAAGCCGCCTTCTTCGCCGTCATTGACCGCGACCTGCCGGGACGTATTGCCCACGAGCTCTACCGCGTCCTGAACTAATTGGATCAGAGTGCGGCGATGCGAAGCAAGAAAAAGGGTCGCGGGTTAAAAGGCGATAAATGTAAAAAAGCCGCCCGGAGGCGGCCTTTTCCCTAAAACAATGGTCTGAAGATCAGGTTGCGATTTGGGCCGCGTTCTTCCGCCGATAGGTCATGAAGCCAACACCGAAGAACCCAATGATCACCATTGCCCAAGTGGACGGCTCAGGAACAGCCGAAACCGTGTTGCCAATGCCTTCACTAAAGTAAAGACTGTATTGGCTCGCTACCGCAGGGTCGATAGTGAAAGTCGGATCGACCCAAGCGCTAAACGACCCCCCATCAGAGATTCCCGCAGCCAACATGTAAACTCGATAGGTTTCGTTGGCTTGCAAGTTGTAGACCTGATCGATGCTGAAGGTCTGAACGCCTGCGCCACTCACAAGACCAGCCACGTGTGGCGATATTTGGTCGGTGATTGAATCTACTTGGAAAACTGCCTCCCAGTCCGAGTTTGCAATGCCACCGGCAGCATTGATGTTCACGGGCACAGCTCCTGAGGCGCCCGTGATTGTGAAATAATAGATAAGCTCCACAAGACCGTAGACCCTCGCGCCATCGGAATTCCCAGATACCGAGATCGATGGAGAAGGCTGAAGCCCAACGCTCGCCGAAATCCAGCTGTTCCCAATGGACAGCGAGGTTGTGCCGAAAGACGGTGTAGCCCGGACGTAGTCCCACCCGTCAACCGAGTATCCGATGCTCGAGGGATTAGGTGGAGCCGTAAGCGAGTACGGTGGTAAGGAGACAGCCTCCGCGTTCGCCGTTACGAACGAAGCAATAAGCGAAGCGAGAGCAATGCTGCTGGAAAGCAAAATCTTCAATGTAACCCCCATGATTTAGCGGCTGAGATTTTGCGAAGAATGCGACATCTTGTCAATCGCGCGGTTGAATGATTCTTGGGCACAACCCGCTGGTTAAAGCGCCGGCGTGTGTTCGCCGTCGCTGAGAACACTTGCGCTCAAGCCGAGCATTCTTCCGCTTCGGGCAAGCGCCGACCTCTTTGCCATCGGGTCCTTCCGGCCGCTTTGAACGCTGCGGCCCGAAATGGGCCCGGGGGTTCGCCAGTTGAACGGGTTTTGAAACTGACCTGACACCCCTGACTCGCCTGACACATGACACCTGACACAGCCTCTGACACCGCCGATGCCGGCCTCTGGGTCAGCATTTCGGAGCTGGCGGGGCTCAAAGGGGTCAAGAAGCAGTCGATTTCCGAGAAGGTCAGCCGCCTGGTCGAGGCCGGGCGGCTGACGGTCCGGCCCGGCAAGGGCAAGACCAAGCTGGTCAACTTGGCGCAATACGATCTTGCGGTGGGAGAGGTGGGCGACGGCGCGCGTGAGCTCGGCGCCGCGACCAAAGCCGCCAATGTGCGGCGATCTCCTGCCGCGACGAGCGCGCCGCAGACCGACAGCGGCCGGTACCGCGACGAGCAGGCCCGCGACAAGGCTTATACGGCAGATTTGAAATTCATCGAGCTTGAGCGGGCGCGCGGCAATTTGCTGCAGGTTGCCGAGTTTGACTTCGCGGCTGAAAATGCCGCTGCCCGGATTGCTGACATCTGCGACGGACTGATGGCGCAGGACTCGGAATTGACGGCCATCGCAATGAAGGAGGGCGAAAACGGCATGCGTTCGGCACTCAAGCGCATCGTACGGAGCCAACGTGAGGCAATTGTGCGCGCCATGAAGGACATGGCGACAGCAGCTAAGGGCCAAGCGCTCGCCCGCGCCGGTGCAGTTCCCATCACGGAGATGCCTCTCGAGCGCTCGGCCGAATGACGCAACTGCTGATCATATGTGCAGAACGTCACGTTATTAGTTTTTGACTGGGGGTTAAATCTAAGAGATCATCCAAGGATTAATCGCAAAAAAAATAAGAGGTGATCGATGCGCAAGATGTTGTTCTCAGCCGCTCTAGCTGTCTCCTCCTTTTTCTCCCTCTCCGCTCAAGCGACAATCGTCAACATCAGTGCGGGCCCGACAGGGTACGGCTGCAATCAATGCTTCGGGGGGCCTTTGAACGGCAACCTCAATCCAAATGATCTTGTGAACTTCGTCAACGAGGGCCACTCGAGCCCCCTGACCCTGACGCTTGGGGCGGGCACTTACTCAATCCAAAACGGCGCAACATCTGGCCAGTTTTCGGCTTGGAATTACAACATCTCTACTCCACCCTCGTGGGTGTGGAGCTTCGTGATTGCTGCAGACAACGGCAATAACACTGGCAACGTTCTTTACACCGGATGGATCAACGCTAGTCCGACTCTGACCCAAGATGGCACCGCTAATCTGACCAACGTTGCAAGTATGCGCTTCAACACGGTCATCAATCCCTCGACGTCCGTCGCAAACTTCTATGACGAGTTCACCCTGACTCAGTCCACAAAACTCGCCTTCTTCATCATTGACGGGTACTTGCCCGACAATGCAGGCGGCGTGTCACTCGACATTAATCCGGTCGTCACTGGAGCCGTGCCCGAGCCGTCCACCTGGGCAATGATGATCTTCGGCTTCGCAGGCATGGGGCTCATTGCTTATCGTCGGAGAGCAAAGCCGGCGTTCTTGGCGGCGTGACAATGACCTTCTATCGAATGGAGAAGCCGCCTTCGGGCGGCTTTTGTGTATGTTGAGAGTGCTCGGTTTGGTTTGAAAGAAAACCGCCCGAGGGCGGTTTTCCGTTGAGCCTTGTGAGGACTAGACGATCAGACAACCGAAAGCGATTGCTCACGACGTCGATAGGCAAGAAAGCCAACCCCGAAAAAGCCGAGGATCATCATAGCCCAGGTGGAGGGCTCCGGCACCGCGGCAACGGTATCGATTGTTAGATACGCGGCGGGGGACAATGCGGCCTGCGGTCCAAAGATTGCAAACAATTGTTCGTTTGCAAAAGGGCCGCTAACGGAAAGCAGCGAGCCACCAATTGCAAACCTGGTGTCTCCTTGATTATGTGCGGCAGCATTCAAGTCGGCGATGGCTGCAGCCGAAAGCGTGACGGAGAACTGCGAGATGGGTCCGCTTCCGACGACTGCCGTTCCGTAGCTCTTGCCGTTACCCAGATCGGTAAAGACGGGAACGCTGAATTGGTCGCTGAGGAGAGCATTGATGTTGCCCGCGTAGTCGAACAACCCGAGAGTTTCGCTCGTCGAAGAAGTATTTGTTCCGTTTCCACCATAAAATGTCAGCGTGGCAGAGCTGATGTTCTGGTTGGCCAAGCCGGTCAGGTTGAAGGCCAGGTAGTTGTTGTAGATTGCGCCGCTCAGATTGCTGGAGCCAACGTTGATGTTGGAAACGCCTGCGGTGAACCCACTGTTCTGATACCATCCACTGTCGAAGCTCTGGATGGTCGCAGCATTCGCGACACCACAACCCGCAACAGCCAACAAACTCGCGCTCATCAACTTTAGAATACGCATTTATATCTTCCCATTTGCCAATGTATTAACGAAAGTTAACGGGCGGATATAACGGATTGATGACGCAGCCGCCTCGAGCCACTGCAGCTGCCACGTCAGCTTCTGATCCAGTACCGCCCAAAGGTCGATGACCATCCAGTACCTGCAGACGGCGTATGATCGGCTCGCGGCGGTGTTTGACGGCGCATTGTCGCCGCGGGAAGAGATCTCGTTCGCCGACTGGTTGCCGAAGAACATCAAGCTAGTCGATGGGCCCAATGCCGGCGAGCTCTGGAACGCCGACGGCGCGCCGTACCTGGTCGAGATCGCCCGCTGCCTGAGCGATGATCACCCCTGCACAGAGGTGAGCATCCGCAAAAGCGAGCAGTCGGGCGCCTCGATCTTTGGCCTGGCCTGGTGCCTCTACATCGCCGATTGCGAGCCGGCCAACACGCTCTACGGCACGCCCGGCATTGAGTTCTTGCGCGACCTGAACAACGCAAAGCTGCAGCCGATGATCGAGGCCTGGCAGAAGCACACCAGGCGCGACGGCATCGGCAGCAACAAGCCGCCGGTGATCTATCCGCTGGCGCGCACAGTTGCGGGTTCGACGACGTTCGAGAAGGTGTTTGCCGGCGGCCGGCTTTGGCTGGCCAACGCGCACTCCGTCATGGACATGAGCGGCAAGACCGCGAAGAAGGGCGTGCGCGACGAGTTTTCGAAGTGGCAGAACATTCCGGGCTTCGGCGATCCGGATACGCTGTTCAAGGGGCGCTTTACCGCGTTCCGCCGCCGCAAGAACTTCAAGATCCTGAACATCTCGACTCCCGAGGTCGACACCGGCGATCCGACCGGCGACACCGAAGGCCATTGCCGCATCACGCTGAAATTTGAGCGTGGCGACCAGCGCTACTGGAATTGCCTCTGCCCGGAATGCCGCAAATACTTCGTGCACCGGTTCGAGCGCTTCCAGATCGACGAGAAGCGGCCGCATCGCTCGGTGTATTTGTGCGATTGCGGCCACAGCGTCAGCGAGAGCGAGCGGGTCGACGCGGTCCGCGCCGGCCTCTGGGTGCCCGAGATCAGCGACGAGTTCGCGCGGCAGCCGAGCTTCCACATCGACGCCTTCATCTCGCTGATGATGAGCTATGAGGCGATCGCCGAGGACTATCTCGGCTCGCGCAAGAGCGAGACCGCGAAAAAGGATTTTTCGACCCTGAAGATGGGTCGGGCCTATCGCTTCCGCGGTGATGCGCCGGACCATATGCGGCTGTTCGAGCGCCGCGAGGATTACCGCCGCGGCCACGTGCCGCCGCCGGCGCTGCTGCTCGCGATCGCCGCCGACGTGCAGAAGACCGGGATCTATTACGAGGCGCTCGCGGTCGCGCCGAACCGCGAGAGCTGGGTGATCGACGCCGACTTCCTGCCGGGCACGACCACCGACCACGATGATGGTGCGTTCCTCGAGCTGACCAAGCTCTACCATCGCTCTTGGCCGGACGCTTACGACAACATGCGCCGGCCCGACACCTTCGTCATCGACGCCAACTACAACACCGGCGCGGTCAAGACCTGGGCCCGGATGCATCCGGGCACGCAAGCGGTGATCGGCCGCGATGGCTGGGGCCGGCCGCCGCTGTCCGCGGCAGCACCGCAGGACATCGATTACCGCGGCAAGACCATCAAGGGCGGCGCCACCGTGCGCTTCGTCGGCACCTGGCCGCTGAAGAGCACGTTCTACGCCTATGTGAGCCTGACCGCGAAGGCCGACGGCTCCGCGCTGGTCTATCCCGTCGGCTATTGCCATTTCGGCCAGTTTCAGGACGAGGCCTACTTCAAGCAGATCACCAGCGAGCATCTGGTCGAGCAGAAGAAGGGCGGCAAGTCGGCGAAAATCCGTAAGCAGCAGATCTGGGACGTGCGCGCCAAGGGCCTCGACAACCACTACCTCGATTGCCGGATCTACAACATGGCGGCGCTCGACGCGTATTTCGCGAGCTTCACCGCAGATGATTGGGCGACGCTCGCCTCCGAGCGCGGCATCCCCGAGGATCTGCGCAAGCCGGACCTGTTCTCGCCGCGCGCGTTCCAGCGCGGCGCCGACATGGTGACCGGTGAAATGCCGATCGAGACGCCGAAGGCTGACGATCCTTGGGCGCGGCTGGCCGAGATGAACCGGGGAATTTGAGAAAGGTGATCAGCGGCACTGAGCATGGTCAAGAAGCGTACTGAAGATCCATGCCTGACAATTCGAACTCGTCCGGACCGAAACCGACGTTTTCTGAAACGGTGATTGTTTGGGGCCGACCGGGAAAAGTCAACATGTAAGCAGAGACGGTTTCGCCGGTGCGGCCTCCGAACTTATATCGGACTCCGATGGTTAGCCAGAACCTCGCCTCTCGCCCTGCACCGCCGGCAGCTTGGTCCAGCGGCTCCCTGAAGATGTTGGAGCCGTACATCTGCGGGACCATTTCGACGCCTGGGAAGATGGAAATTCCCCGGTCAGGCTGTAGACCCTCGCGATAATCCATGACCTGTGCCAACCGGGCGAGCGCTCCATTGTTCGCTGAACTATCGCTTGCCGGTACAGCAACAAGAAGCGCTCGAGCCTTCACGGCCGTTGCAGGGGAGTTTCCCTTGTTTCTCAACGAAACCATGATTGCGACTCGAGCGCGTGACGGACGAATGCTGAATTCGCGCTTTTCTGTAACGACCGCTTCAATCCACGGCCGGTTAGCATCGTGGGCAGCCTCAGCAGTTCTTGCCGCGATTGCGATTGAGGCTCGCATGTCGCGAGCCTGCGAGAGGCTGGCGCGCCACGTTACGATCCAAAGCCCCAACGTGGCGACTGCAAGCCAGAGCGTGAAATACGCAACGGGATCCTCAAGGGTCTTCTCCCAGAACCCGTGTTTGTTGTCCTTCTCTTTGGCTTGTTCACCAGACTGGTGATCGTTGGCCACATGCTGCTGTTCGTGCAGGGGCGAGTACATTACGCCCCAAGAGATACTGCCGCCTAAAGCGAACCCCATAAGGGCCGCGAAAAGCGGCCAAACTAGCCATTGGTAACGCATAGAGCCCCCCACACTTGGATTTCATCCAATCTTACCTCTCCCTGTCAAGTAGCGGCAAAGGACGCGTTCTCCAAATGACCGACCAGGATATGCTCGACCAGGCCAAGGCTGCGCTGCATCAGCTGATGATGGGCGTGGCTGTGGTCGAGTGCGAATGGCAGGGCCAGCGCACCAAGTTCTCCGTCGCCAACGCCGACCGGCTGAAGGCCTACATCGCCGAGCTCGAGGCGCGCATCGCAGGCACCCCGTTCCGCGGCGCCATGGGATTTGTTTTCTAAAGATGACCCTCGCCATCCTCGACCACACCGGCCGGCCGGTCTCGGCGGATCGCATTGCTGCGATCCGGTCGGGCTGTGGCGACGTGCCGGAGCCGGCCTATCGTGCCGGCGGCTTTCGCGGCCAGGAGTTCGCGGCCTGGGCGCCGCCGCCGACCTCGGCCGATTCCGCCGTGCTGCCGTATCGCGACCTGTCGGTGGCGCGGACCCGCGACGTCGTGCGCAACGACCCGACCGCGGCCTCCGGCGTCGCGCGCCTGGTCGAGATGCTGGTCGGCGCCAAGCTGACGCTGTCGAGCAAGCCCGACGCCCGCGCGCTCGGCATGGATGCCACCGACAAAGGCCATCGCAAGATCCTGCGCGATCTCGCCGCCGGCATCGAGTCCGAATGGTACCAGTTCGGCAACGATCCGCAGCGGCGCTGCGACGCGCAGCAGCGGCTGTCAATCAACGGCATCTTCCGGCTCTTGGCGCGCACCTTCGCCACCATGAACGAGACCACGGCGGTGATGAAGTGGAAGCCGGCCAGGGGCGGCCGCTATGCCACCTGCATCCGCGCCGTCGATCCCGACCGGCTGTCGAACCCGTACAGCCAGCCGACCACGCAAGGCCTGCGCGGCGGCATCGAGTTCGACGACGACGGCGTGCCGCTCGGCTATCACCTGCGTAACGGCCATCCGGCCGACTGGTACATCGTGCCGGCGCCGCTGACCTGGACCCGGATTCCGGCGCGGACGGCGAGCGGCCGGCCGGTGTTCATCCACGGCTTCGAGCCGGAGCGCGAGGACCAGGCGCGGGCCATGACGCCGTTCGCGTCGCTGGTGAAGCGGCTGCACATGGTCGGCAAGTTCTCCGACACCGAGCTCGCTTCGGCGACGGTGAACGCGCTGTTCGCGGCCTTCGTCAAGTCGTCGCTACCGGTTGGCGAAGCCACCGCCGCGTTCACGCCGCAGACGGTGCAGACGATGGAGGGCAAGCGGCTCAATTACTGGGCCGAGAACCCGGCCCGGATCGGCGGCGTGCGCATCCCGGTGATGCCGATCGGCGACGAGATCCAGATCAACTCCTCGCCGCGGCAGACCACCGCGTTCCCCGACTTCCAGAAGGCCTTCCTGCAGTCGATCGCAGCCGCGCTCGGCATTTCGTACCAGCAGCTCTCCGGCGACTGGGAGAGCATCAACTATTCCAGCGCGCGCGCCGCGCTCAACGAAGTCTGGCGCCACATCCAGATGCTGTTCGCCGCCTTCGTCGACCAGGTCGTGTTGCCGATCCATTATTGCCAGCTCGAGGAGGCTTTCGACCGCGGCTACATCAAGAGGCCTTCGGGCTGCCCCGATTTCTGGGACATGCCGGGCGCTTACTTGCGCTCGCGCTGGATTGGCCCCGGCCGCGGCTATGTCGATCCGGTCAAGGAAGCCCAAGGCGCGTCTCTGCGCATGGGCGCGATGATCTCGACCCTGGAAGACGAATGCGCCGATCTCGGCCGCGATCTCGAGGACACGCTCGACCAGATCGCGAACGAGGAGGAGATGCTGAAGGAGCGCAGCCTCACGCGGGTCATCTCCGCCGGCAGCGGCCTGCAGCCGGATCCCTCGGACGCGGGCAATGACGAGGATCCGGGCGAGAAGAAGAGCGACAGGAAGGCCAACGCATGACGCTCCTGATGCCGCATATCGCTTCGCGCATGTTCAACACGCCGCTCTTGATCGACGCCGGCAAGCTGGCCGCGATCCTCACCGGTCTCGGCGCCCGCATCGTCGACGGCGGCGTCGAGTTCGGCGATATCGTCGCGATCGAGCACACGCCTTTCGCGCAAGGGCGCCCTTCCGAGTCGTTCGGCCGGCTCGGCGATCGCCTCGGTCGCGCCTACGAGCAGGCCGGCGCTGGCAACCGCATCTTCGATCGCCTTGGGCCGGTCGCTGTCATCCCGATCGAGGGCACGCTGATTCACAAGGGCGCCTTCCTGGGGCAGTCGTCCGGTGAGACCTCCTACGAGGGCCTGCAGACCCGGATCAACGCTGTCAGGCGGGACTCGAGCGTGCGCGGCGTGGCGTTCGAGGTCGACACGTTCGGCGGCGAGGGCGCCGGCCTGTTCGACACCGCGCACATGATCGCCGAGCTCTCGCGCGAGAAGCCGACCTTGGCGATCGTCAACGACTTCGCCTATTCGGCCGGCTATGCGCTGGCCTCGGCCGCGCGGCAGATCGTGCTGTCGAGCGCCGGCGGCGTGGGCTCGATCGGCGTCGTCACCATGCATCTTGACCATTCCAAGCGACTGGAGCGCGCCGGCACCAAGGTGACGGTGATCCATTCCGGCAAGCACAAGGCCGACGGCCATCCGTTCGGCGAGCTGCCGCCGGAGGTTGCGACAAAGATCCAGAACCGCGTCGACGCCATGCGCGACCAGTTCGCAGGCATGGTCGCCGAATTCCGCGGACCGCGGCTGTCGAAGGCGGCCGCGCTCGCGACCGAGGCCGACGTGTTCTACGGCGAGGATGCCGTCAAGGCCGGCCTGGCCGATGCGGTGGCGCGCCCCTCCGAGGCGTTCAGCCAGTTCGTCTCCCTGATCCGCTGATCAACAGCGGCCTTTCCACCCCCATGGCCTCGCAAGCGGCGGGCCACAACAGGAGTTGCCAATGTCTGGTCTGTCCGGAATTGCCGCCGTGCTCGCGGCCGTCGGTTTGAGCGCAGAGTCGAAGGATTCAGTGCCGCGGTCGGCGCTGGACAGCGCGATCAATGCCGCGCTTGCCGAGGGCGAGAAGGCCGGCGTGATCAAGGCCGGCAACGACGCCGGGAAGATCTCGGCCGCGGCCGTCACCCAGGAGCGCACCCGCGCCAAGTCGATCCTCGGCCATGCCGATGCCAAGGGCCGCGAGGATCTCGCGCATCATCTCGCCTTCGAGACCGACATGAACGCGGAGGCCGCGACCGCGATGCTCGCCAAGGCGCCGAAAGCCGCCGAGGCCAAGACCTCGCGCCTGGACGGCAACGTGCCGGATCCCAAGGTCGAGACCAGCACCGAGGCGCCCAAGCCGGGCGAGGGCCTCAATGCGGCGATCGACCGGCAGGTCGCGGAGCGTGCCAGGCGCATCGCTTAAACCGTTACAGGCGTCAACCTCCTAACCGACAAGGAATCCTCACATGGTCCTCAAGACCCTCTCGCTCTCCGAGCCGCGCATTGAAAGCAATGTGCTGAAGTACGTCGTCGACAACACGATCTCCAAGGCGCAGGAAGTTCTGCAGGCCGGCTCCGGCTCCGACAATATCGCCGATGTCGGCACCGTGCTCGGCGCCATCACGGTCGGGGCCCTCGACGCGGCCTATGCCGCGCGCGCCGGCAACACCGGCAACTTCACCAACGCCTTCGCCAATCCGAAGGTGGCGCCTGGCTCGCCGCTCGGCGTCTACACCATCACCTTCCTGGCGGCCACCCGGTTTCGGGTCGAGGATCCGAACGGCACCGAGCTTGGGGAGGGCACCACCGGTATCGCTTTCACCAATCAGCTCAAGTTCACGCTCACCGCCGGCGGCACCCCGGCCGTGGTCGGCGACGCTGCGGACATCACGGTGACCGCCGCGGCGGTCGCGGTCCGCAAGCTGGTGCCGATCAATTTCGCGGCAACCGACGGCAGCCAGAACGCTTATGCGATCGCGCTGCAGAAGAAGATCGCGGCTAACGGCGGCAGCGACCAGCCCATCCTCACGGTGCGGCGCCTCGCGGCGATCGACCCAAACTATCTGCTCTGGCCGGTGGGCGCGACCGATCCGCAGAAGGCAGCCGCGCTGGCGCAGCTCGAGGTCAACCACATCGTCCAGCGCTCCAGCTGACCAATGCCCGGCGTGCGATGAGCGCGCCGGTTCACCCCTTTCCTTCAACCGTGCCACCCGGCGACGCCGGGCTTCAGATATTGAGGATTCCCGGCGATGTCCGACACGCTCGACACCATCAACTTTCCCTTCACCGCGTTGCAGCTCTCGGCCGCGGTGAACCGCATTCCCAACAATTACGGGCTGATCAACGCGCTCGGTCTGTTCCCGTCGTCGGGTTCGATCTCGACCATCGTCGAAATCACCTTCGAGGACGGTACCATTCGCGTGCTGCCGGCCCGGGAGCGCGGCGCACCCGGCACTTCGAACGACCGCGGCACCCGCAAGTCGTTCTGGGTCGAGATCCCGCATTTCCCGATGCTCGATCTGATCACGCCGCTCGATCTACAGAACATGCTCACGATCGCGGCGCAATCCAAGACGCCGCGCACGCTCGAGGACGAGATCGCCAAGCGCCTGTTCAGCATCCGCAACAAGCACTCCATCACCCTGGAGTGGATCCGCATGGGTGCACTGAAGGGTCTGATCACCGACGGCAACGGCGACACGCTGCTCGACGTCTACAGCTTCTTTGGCGTGACCAAGAAGACGATCGACTTCGCGCTCGGGACCGCCGGCACCGACATCATCGGCAAGTGCACGGAGCTGCGGCAGTCGATGGCGACTAACCTCAAGGGGGAGACCATGACGCGGCCCGAGGTCGTGGTCGATTCCTCGTTCTTCAGCAAGTTCGTGCAGCATGCCAAGGTCGAGAAGTTCTGGCTGAACTGGCAGGCGGCGAGCGAACTGGCGCGTGCCAAGTTCGACCCGATGGGCGGCCAGCTCGGCCGCACCTTCGAATTCCAGCAGATCCTCTGGCGCGAGTATTACGGTGTCGCGCCGGTCGGCAAGCCGCTGGCTTCGACGCCGTTCGTGCCCGTCGACTACGGCTACGCCTATCCGGCCGGCACTCAGAACGCGTTCGAGACCTGGAACGCGCCGGCGGTGGATATCCGTGTCGCCAATCAGCCCGGCCAAGACATCTGGATCTCGCCCAAGGTGCTCGACCACGGCGAGGGCGTCGAGCTGAAGTCGCAGTCGAACTGCTTGGCGCTGTGCAAGCGGCCCGAGGCGCTGGTCGAGGTGCGCACGTCGAATTAAGCGCCGCGCTCGTTAGGCGCGATGCCCTTAGGGCTTCTGGGTCTAGCGGTGGTCGAGGGAGGCGTCGCCAGCGCTTCCCTCGTCCCCCCGCAACGGAATAATTGGTGGCGCGCTGGTGCGGTCTCGCTCGACACTCGCGCGGAGTGCTGCACTCCGCTTCGCCGTCCCGGTCGGCGAGGCGGAAATTCGGCCGGTAATCGCGCGGCGCCGGTTGGCAGGACGGCCGCGTAACCTTTCCCCTCAGGTCCGCGCGCGCTGGCGACGAGCAAGTGCTCGTCGCTGGTCACGGTGCGGATCTCGCTTCGCGAGACCGCGTGATGCCCAACCCGTTCGAGCAGGCGGCGCTGCAGACCTCGGCGGCCGTCGACAGCGTCTTCGGCGAGCTCTTCACCTTTACAGCGATGAAGGCCACGACCGACGTCGACGCGCCGCGCGCGGCGGATCCAGACCGGCAGGCCTTCGATGCGATCGGTGCCTATGTGGCGGTGACGTCGTCGTTCTATCCGCATGCCCGCGGCGGAGTCGCCGACGACCACGCCCAGAAGATGGTGGCGTCCCAGCCGCTGGTGTCGATCGACAATGCCAATCTGCGCTGGGTGGTAGTGACCGGCGATCGCGTGACGCGCCAGAAGACCGGCGAAGTGTTCGAAATCTCGCGCCCGATGCCCGATGGCGTCAAGCGCACGATCTTTCATCTCACGGCGCGCAAGCGCAGCTGACGGAGAGCCACGATGAGCAACGGTGTTGAAAATGCCGTCATGGCGCTGGCCTCGGCCCAGGACATCGCCACGATCGACGTGAGCGGCACCGACCAGGTGCTCGCCACGGCCTGCCGCGGCCTCATGGTGACCGTTGCCGGCGACGCAGCCGTCACCATGGCCGACGGCTCCAGCGGCGTGTTGCCGGCGCTGCAGCCCGGCACGCTCTATCCGTTCGCCGTGAAGATGTTCAAGAATGCGAGCACGACCGCCACGGGCATCAAGGCGCTGCTCTGATGCTGCTGGGATTAGCCTGTCAGTTGCTGGCGCTCCCCTTGGGAGAGCGAGCCTAGCCGGTCGGCGCCAGCGACGGCACGCATCCGTACATGAACACTGGCTACAGCCAATTGGCGGGTTACGAAACGACGGCCTACGGAGCGCTCGGGCTGTTTCCGTAGCGCTTGCGGTGCGATAGGTCCGGATTCTCGGTCCCTTTCAGACAATAGCGATCTTGAAGCCAATTTTGAGGCCGCCAGATCCTTTGAGCTTTAGTACTTCCTCGGGATCGATGCCGCGGGCCCTTGCGCCCTCGCGAATGCCGTCATCAATTCGAGCTCGCACTGTTGTGTCAAAATGCTCGACTACCACTCGAATGTCATCGATCAGCTGAGACAAATCGACCGAATGTTCAAAGGCCTCGAAGTAAAAGTTAGAAACAGGCTCGGCTGCGCATAGTTCTCGGCGAGGCCTAACTGCGGTCCATCCGGGCGTCGCCAAGACCGTGCCGGAGGAGACATTCCAACTGGTGAAGCCGACTACCTTGCCCCCTACGATATTTTCCGGATCGACGCGTATCCACGAAGCCACTCCGAAGATCGGAGGTTTGGTAACTTTTGCTCTCACAAGGTTGTCGAGCTTTTCTGCAAGATGATCCATCGAGTTGCGGACGAACGTGTAGCCCTCGGTCTGCTGCACGAAGTGAGCGATTTCGGGGTGAACTACAGGAAGGCGCTGCAGCACCGATCTGAGCATATGACATTGATCGACGATCGACCAACAGTGGACGAACAGGCGGTGTTCAAGCTCGGTCGATGGTTGATCGATAGGCGTCGCGAGCGCGACGGATTCTAAATCCGAGAATGCAATCAAGATGGAATCGATTGCCCAGCCCGCCGCCTCTAAGATGAGGCGGGCTCGCGACTCCAGCGCGTGCGGCACCTGTTTAAGGAAAGAGTCAGGCGGAAGCATCGAGCATCAAGACCATTCGATCCGGTCTGCCTGCAGCCGCCGGCGCTCGATCTCCTCGCGGAGGACATCGGCCCGCTGTTTGGCGGTGTCGCCGAGGAGCCGGTGTAGTCCCCCGTGAGACCGATCTGCGGTGACCTGTTCGCGGATGCTGCTGTAAAGGCGGAGGACGCTTTCGTCGCTCAGGTTTGCAATACTCATCACGCTACAACCTTTCATTCGGAAAGGCCCGAGCCTTTCTCAACTTGCGGGGGAGATCAAGGGGCAAATGTCGAGCCCGCCGTTCATCTCAGTCCAATCTCGAGTATTATGAACTCGGGAAGCAGGCCGGGGTAATCGTTTGAAGCGCACTCCACACCGACGCTTCTGAAAGCGTCGTCGACTGCAGCTGCAAGCGCCTTACTCTTCTCGTCGGGCCCGTACGCAAAATGGCAGCCCCGATCGCTGACGGGCCCGAATTCTTCTTCCACTTTGCTGCCGGACGCTTCCGCTCGATTGCTCCTGATCCAACCTGCGGCTAAAAACGCGGTGCTCAGTTGCCTCGAGAAGACCATTTGCTCGCCACCAGCGTCCTTGTCTACGGTTTGGGTGTAGACCCAAAAGCTTTTGCCGGCGAATGGCGCTAGTCGCTTCCTGAGGTTCTCCATTTCCACGGCGGAAAGCTGTCTCGGCTCCTTCAGCTTCGCAAGAGCCAGTTCAGCTTTGGCGGCTCGGTCATGCAACTCCGCAATCGTATGTCGTTGTGAGCCTTTGATCTTCTCGTCTATCTGCTCAGACCTCATGTGGAGAAACAGCTCGCCGGCGACACCGACAATTACGAGGATCTCGCCAACTTTTTCGATCCGGTGCGAAGATAATCGAGTGAACCTTCCCCAAAGCGAGGGCGCATATTCAAGCACGAGTCCCAGAACAACTGCGCCGATCGCGAAGTTGAGAGCGATATTGAGTGTCGACAAATAGGCGTCGAGAGCATCGGTGTTCACGCGCGCAACATCCTATTGGGCGATCAAGCTGGGAAAACAAGAAGTGTCTTAGCACCTCCGACGGTAGATCAATCCCGTCAGCCAGGACTCTCCACAAACGGTATGGGATTTCAAGAGACCTGCTTCACTCCCTCAGGGGGAGTTAGCCCATGCGGAGCTTTCGATCATAGACTTGAGGTTTTGCCTGAGCCTGGTTTGATTCATGAGCATGGTGTTATGCACCGCATTGACTGCGATGGAAAAGTGGACCGCGTTCATGTCAGTTCGATCTGTGTATCGTGCGAAAGCAGCATCCCCCATTTGGCTTTGGATCCATTCTCCCTGCGCATTAAGGATTTTCGCGGCCCGCTCGCGGTAGTTCGAGAACTCTTCGTCTGTAAGGTCCCTTTGGAGCGGGGTGCCGATCAGATCTCCTAGCTCTATGTAAAAGCCCTGTAGTTTTGCTCGCATTGTAGCGGCGGCTTTTGCTTTTATGCCTTCGCTGACCTTCTGGTCAGCAGAATGTTCTTCAGATAGAGCTGCTCGATACCAACCGTATCCCGCGCCGACGAAGACAACAAAAGCAGCGAGAGCCGCTCCAGAGAACCAATAAGAAAAGGTCGGCATGCAAGGGCCCCGTTGTCTACAGCCTAGCGTCGCATGCGCTGCTCGCGCGATCAAGTTGGCCGTGTCTTCCCATGCTCATCCGCATCCTCTTCGCCGCCTAGGCGATCTTCAACCTGGTCGGCCAGTTCGTCTGCGACTGCGCAGCCAATGGCAGATGGCGTTTTCCACCACTGAGGTCCTGATCCGTGACACTCGCCCGTACCGCGCTGCGCCTGGTCGTGTCGGCTGCCCTGAAGGGGGCGGACGGCGCGCGGCCGACCATTGCGGAGGGGCGGTTCTATGACAGCCGGATCTCGGAGCTCGCGCCTGAGAGCGTCGTCGACGATGCCAAGCCGGTCGGAATCCTGCTGACCGACCAGGACGAGGGCGAGGCACTGTCGGAGCAGAACGGCGGCTCGCCGTTCCGCCGGCTGATCGACCTCGTCATCGAGCTCGGCATGGTGCAGGCGCTGCAGGACGGCGACGGCTACATCGTCGGCTATCCCGACACCGACCGCCGGCTCGAGGCCTCGCTCGACCTGCTGGAATTCCAGGTGATGCGGCGGCTGTCATATGATCCCGCGCCGCTGCCCGTGCTGTTTCGCAAGTTCGTCCGGATCCGGAAACACGAATGCCATCGCCAGGTGACCGACGACACCGGCGTCAAGCTGGCCTGCCGGCTGCTGACGCTGACCTGCGAGGTCAATGACGACCAGGTGGTGATCTACAACAGCAGCAAGACCCAGCCGACTGGTCTCGATCTACTGCCGGAGCCGCTCAAGTCCGTCGCCAAGGCGCTTCAAGCGGGCTCCAGCGAGCTCGAGGTCTGCAACGCGATCGCGGCCGCGCTTGATCCGGCGCTCTCCGCCGTGCCGCTGAAGGGCCTGGACATCACCTTCGATAACAAGGCGCCGACCGGTGCGGACGATCCCTCGCACAAGGTCGACGGCACCATCGAACTTCCGCAGTAGCCGCTTCCCTCAAGAGAGGCCTTTCCCATGACCGAATACGTCTATGTCCGGCCGCGGCCGGGCGGCCGGGTGCGCATGCCCGATCGCAACTTCATGCCGATGGATGCCAAGGGCGCGACGGTGCCGCGCATCGACTATTACGAGCGGCTCATCATCAGCGGCGACGTCGAGATCTGCGATCCGCCCGTCGCGGAGCACAGCTCCGTCGACAGCGCGATCGGTGCGACGGCTTCGTCGTCGCCGGCGCGTACCACGGACGGCGAGCCGGAGCTCGCGCGCGACGATCAGGCCGCGGCGCCGGCGCCGGCCGAAAAACCCCAGTCCCTGCGATTGCCGCAGTCAACGAAGGAGAAGTAACCCATGGCCGTGGCTTTCAACCAGATTCCTGCGAACCTGCGCGTCCCGCTGTTCTATGCCGAGGTCAACGCCGGGCAGTCGCCTTATTCCGGCCCGTCGCGCACGCTGCTGATCGGTCAGAAGACCGCGGCCGGCTCGGCGCCGGCGAACGTGCCGGTCATTCTCTCCGGCGATCCGCAGCCGCTGATGGGCACCGGCTCGATGCTCTCGGAGATGGCGATCTGGGCGCGCCAGAACAATCCGTTCGGAGAGATCTGGATGCTTCCGCTGGTCGACGGCGGCGGCGCGATCCAGACCTTCACGGTCACGGTCGCGAGCGGCATCCTCGGCTCCAATGGCACGGCCTCGCTCTATGTCGCCGGCGAGAAGGTCTCGGTCGCGGTGGCGCCAAGCGACACCAATGCCAACGTCGCCAGCAACCTCGCCGCCGCCATCAATGCCGGCTACGTCAAGTTCGGCCGCGTGCTGAGCTTCCCGGTCACCGCCGCGGCCGCGAGCAACGTCCTGACCCTGACGGCGCGCAATGCCGGCGCGCTCGGCGCCAAGCTGTCGATCCTGAAGGACCTGGTCGGTGACGAGGGCCCGCTGCAGACCTACCTTACGATCGCCGCCGGTACCGCCGGCACCGGCGTGCCGACGCTCGGCACTGCGCTGGCCGCGCTCGGCGACATGGAGTTCGACTACATCTGCTCGCCCTACGCCGACACCACCTCGCTCGACGTCATCAAGGACTTCCTCGGGGGCGTGTCGGGCCGCTGGTCGCCGATCCAGCAGATCTACGGCCATTACCTGACCGTGATGTTCGACAGCTTCTCGAACTTCGCGTCGTTCGGGACCGGGCGCAACGATCCCAACGTGTCGATCGTGGGTGTCGTCGACTCGCCATCGCCGCCCTGGCGCTGGGCCGCGGCCTACGGCGCACGCATTGCCGGCGACAAGAATCTCGGCGGCGAGGTCGACCAGGCCTACCGGATCAGCGTGCCCGTGCAGACCCTCGACCTGGTCGGCATCCGGCCGCCGCAATCGCGCGTCAATTGGTTCAACATCACGCAGCGCCAGACGCTCTACCAGGACGGCATTGCCGGCTACAAGGTGCAGCCCGACGGCACGGTGATGCTCGACCGCGTCGTCACCACCTACCAGCTGAATTCCTATGCGCAGCCGGACATCACCTGGCTCGACATCGAGACCCGGCTGCAGATGGTCTATTTCATCCGCTACATGCGCCAGCGCATCACCCAGAAATACGGCCGCTGCGCGCTCGCGGACGACAATCCGAGTGCCAACCCGGCGATCGTTACGGCCAAGATCCTCAAGGCCGAGTGCGTCCACGTCTACAACGAGCTGGAGTTCGGCGGCCTGGTCGAGAATTCCGACCTGTTCGCCAAGTCGCTGGTGGTGGAGCGGTCTAGCGATCCGAACCGCGTCAACGCCTATCTGCCGGTCGACGTCGTCAACCAGTTCCGCGTCTTCGCCGCCAACGCAACGACGTTCCTGCAATTCCCCGCGTAAGGCCGCAGGCCTTATCGCGATCGCAACCGCGCGATGCGAAAGCATCGTCGCGGCGCGCGCCTCTTTCAGCAACCTTTGAGGAGCCCACTCATGTCCCACACTTCCGGCGGCCGCGTCTCCACGGTGATCGGCGGCGTCGCCTATTCCGCCCGCGGCGTCATCACGCTCAATCCGTCCAACATCTCGGTGACGGCCGGCGTCAACCAGGACGGCACGCTGTATCGCAACGTGACGCCGAAGGCGCGCACGGCCGAGATCACCTTCGACCGCTTCGTCACTGTCAATGACGAGCCGCTGCGCTGGGACGAGACCGTGATGCTGCTGACCAATCTCGGCATCACCTTCGTGGAGGACGACACCGACGTCACCCACATCCTGTCGGGCGGCTTCTTCACCGGCGAGCCGCAGCACGACACCTCGAGCGGCGAGGTCTCCGGACTCGGCCTTGCGGCCGACACCTACAAGACGCTGAACGGGTAAGCACATGGGCGAGACCATCACGATCCCGGTGACCAAGCCGTTGATCTCGCCGGAGGGCGAGGTCAAGCAGGTGGTGCTGCGCGAGCCGACCTTCGACGAGTTCCTCAGCTACGGCGATCCCTACACCGTGGCGCGCTCGATCGGCGGCGTGCCGTTCGCCGCCGAGAATCCCGAGGTGATCGCGCAGTACATGAAACTCTGCCTGGTCGAACCGAAGGATCCGCAGATCCTGCGGCAGGGCAAGGCGCGGCTCGCCAAGGAGATGAAGGAGGCGCTGCTCAGTTTTTTCCACCCCGACGCGCCGGCAAAAGAGGACTCGAAAGAGGGCTGAGAGACCTTGCCGACGAGCTCGCCTTCGGCGGCGTCGGGCGCAACTCCTTCCACGACCTGCAGCAGCTGACGATCTCCGAGCTGCAATACTGGCACGGCCGCGCGGTCCAGTGGACCAGGCGGCCCAAACCGAAACAAACGAGGCGGCGTTAGCTCTCCATGGCCAGGATCATCGAAGCGAAAGCGGTCATCAGCGCCGAGGATCGCACCGGCGCCGTCTTCGACAAGATCGCCAAGAAGATCGACGGCATTGCCAAATCGGCGAAGTCCTCGGTCGCCGTCGATCGCCTGGCCAAGTCGATGGACAATGTCCAGAAGCAGATGGCGGCGATCGACCGCTTCGGCGCCAGCCGCACCCGCTACGACGCCGCGCTGAAGCAGATGCGTTTCCTCGAGGCCGAGGCCAAACGGGTCGACGTCATGGTTAAGGGGCTCGGCGCCTCGGTCGACCAGAAGGCCGCGGCGGCCGAGCAGAAACGCATCGCGTCTGCGGCCGATGCGGCGGCGAAGGCGCTCGATCGCGAGCGCAATGCAGCGCTTGCAGCGCGACGGGCGCTGTCCGAGCTCGGCGTGCCCATCAGCGGCGCGATCGCGCACCAGGACCGGCTGCGTGCCGCGGTCGACCGCGCCAATTCCGCGCTCGAGCGCCAGCCGGGCCGGGTCACGCGGGCCGCGGCTGCAGCCGCGCGCGGCGTCGGTTCGGCGCTGCCGTTCGCGGGGCCTGCGATCCTGCACGGCACCAGGGCGGCCGCAAAGGCCGGCGCCGAGGTGCAGTCGGAGATTGTCAAAATGCGCGTCGCCGGCATTCCCGAGGCCGACATCCAGCGCGCCGCGTCGGACGTGCCGCACCTGACCGCCAAATACACCAACGTGAAGACGGCGGACGCGCTCGAGCGGTTCAAGGAGCTGCGCTCGATCGTGCTGCACCCCGAGGAGGCGCACGAACTGCTGCCGACCGCGGTTGCGGCCAACAGCGCCCTGAATGCGATGGACAAGAGCGGCGAGGCCGGGCACGGCCTCGGCTTTGCATTCAAGGGTGCCGAGATCCTGGGCCGCGCGCAGGATCCGGAGAAGTTCAGGCATTACATGGATGCGGTGATCAAGGCGCGGCAGGTGATGGGCAACACCGTCACCGCCGAGAGCATCTACGAGAACGCCAAATACATGCGCTCGTCCGGCGCGCAGCTCTCGGACCGCTATCTCACCACCACGGCGCTGTCGCTGGCACAGGAAATGGGCGGCTCCAGCGCCGGCGTCGCCACCGACCAGTTCGAAAAGACGGTGCAGGGCGGGCTTGCCAACCGCCATGCCGCGGCCAAGGCCTTCGTGCGCTATGGCCTCGCCGATGCCGACGATTTCGAGAAGACCAAGACCGGTGAGCTGAAAGGCATGAAGGCCGGCAAGCACGTCAAGGACTGGCGCAACGCGATGGAGAATCCGGATCAGTGGGTCTGGAACCAGTTGCTGCCGGCGCTGGAGAAGGCGGGCGTCACCGACCAGAACGAGCAGATCGCCGAGGCCCGCAAGATGTTTCCGGGCACGTCGTCCGATCTCGTCGCCAAGCTGATCACCCAGCGCAAGTCGCTGGAGAACCATGCCGGCCTCTACGGCGCGGCCAAGGGCATGGGCGCGCTCGACCTCAACAAGACCGATCCGCTCGCGGCGATGAACTCGCTGTCGACCTCGATCTCGAATTTCGCCGGCACGCTGACCAGCCCGGTAATGGCGAATGCCGCCAGCGTGATGTCGGGGCTGGCGACGTCGATCGGCGCCTTCAGCGAGAGCCTGGCGTCGTTCAACAAGGAGCATCCGGATCTGGCGAAGTGGGGCGGCGGCGCCGCGCTCGCCGGCGGCGCGGCGGTGGGCGGCGTTGCCACCTACAGCCTGATCTCCGGCCTGATGACGGGCTTCGGCCTGCCGGCCTCGGCGATCGCGCTCGACACCTCCGCCGCGGCGCTGTCGGCCGCTGCCGCCGAGCTCTCGGTCGCGGCGCTCGGCGGCAAGGCGGGGGCGGTGGCAAGCGGTGCGGCCGGCGCTGGCGCCGCCGCCGGCGGCTCCAGCATCTGGGGCATGGGCGCCCGCGCGCTGCCGTTCGTGCCCGGCGTGGCGCTGTCGACCGGCGTTGCCGGCGGGCTCTGGGCCATGAACAAGAGCGTCAACGATGCCGGCTACAACGGGATGACCTCGGGCGAGCGCCTGGCGCAGCAGCGCGGCGGCAGCATGACGGAGCTCCGGCGCAAGCACTTCCTGGAAGGCCGTGCGCTCGACGAGGGCTACACCATGCCGGAGCTGTCGCCGACCATGGCCTACGGCACCGGTGTCGGCGGCGACAAGGCGCTGGCGGTCGCGGTCACCGGCGAGGTGCATGGCGAGGCGCCGTTCGAGGTCAAGGTCGGCCCCGGCCCGGAGCTGATCAGCATCGTCAGCGAGATGCGGCAGGCCATCAAGCTGATGGGCCAGATCGGCGCCAACGGCCCCGGCTCGACCGGGCTCTCGTCGCCGGATTCCGGAACGGGCGGCCGGCCGTTCACCGGCGTCGGCTCGGCGCCGTATTGAGGTTTTAGGCGATGGTGCAGAGCTTCCCTCCGGCGACGCAGGCCGTGCCGGCCGTCCGGCCGCAGGCGACGATTGCCCGCGACTGGACCAAAACGCTGTGGCCCGCGTCCTACAAGGCCGTGCCGTTTTTCGTTGAGACCGACGGCGAGGAGGGCTCGCGGCGTATCGTCGAGCACGAATTCCCGATGCGGGACGTGCCGTACCTCGAAGATCTGGGCGAGGGCGTCAGGCATTTCGAGCTCGAGGCCTATGTCGCCTCCGACCGTGCCGATTCCGACGTCGCCTCGGTGATCGCGATCTGCGCGACCCGCGGGCCGGGCATGCTGGTGCTGCCGAGCCAGGGGCCGCAGCTGGTGCGCTGCCTCACCTTCAAGCGCGAGCGCAAGAAGGACCGTGCCGGCTATGAGGCGTTGTCGCTGCGCTTCGTGCGCGAGGGCTTCGGCAGCGCGCTGGCCTCGATCGCGCAGCTCGCCAACCTGGTGTTCGTCCAGGCCGAGGCGACGGCTCTAGCGGGTGCATTGAGCTTCGCGCAGGCGACGCTGACGGCCGACATGCCCGACTATGCGGTCGAGACCGCCGTTGCGGGGATCGAGGCCAATGCGGCCGCGCTCGAGGCGATCAGGACCGCGGCGCCGGTCGAGCCGCAGACCTCGGCCGCGCAGCGTGTCGAGATCCAGGCGATCTTCGATCTGGCACCCACCGCTGCCGACGGCAGCGGCGCGGCGCAGGACCTGGCGGCGCGGGTGACCGCGTCGGCGCGGGCGCTGGGCCAGGCGATGCCGCCGGCGGACAGCGTGGCGCAGTTCGAGCAGGTGTTTCAGGCCTCGCAAATCGAGGTGCCGGCGCCGGTCTATGTCACGCCGGGAACGCTGGCCGCGCAGACCAACGAGGCGGCCGCCAACCAGGCGCTGCGCCTGGCCGCGCTGATCGCCTACGCGGAAGCGATCGCGCGCATCAAACTATCGGACCGGCCGGCCGCGATCACGCTGCGGGCCGATGTTGCGGAGTATTTCGAGAGCGAGTTGCTGGTGATCAACGCCGGCGACATCGCGCTCGCCCATGCGCTGATGAGCCTGCGCGATTCCGTCGTCAACTACTTGTCGCGCGCCGTGCTGGATCTCGCGCCGGTCATCCATGTCGAGGCCAATCTGGTGCTGCCGTCGCTGTTCTGGGCCTGGCGGCTCTACCAGGATCCGGCGCGGTCGCGCGAGATCACCGCACGCAACAAGCTTCCGCATCCGTCCTTCGTGCCGCCCGAGTTCGAGGCCTTGGCCAGATGAGAAGTTCACGCTGATGGCATCGATCGAGGTCATCACCATCAATGGCTACACCGCGTTCGAGGACGTCAGCGTGCATGTCGGCTTCAATGAGGCGGCGGGTTCGTTCTCGGCCAAGCTGGCGGCCGAGCTCGGCGCATCGGCGACCAACCGGATCTTCGATGTCGGCACCGCGGTGACGATCACCACCAATGGCGAGACGCTGCTGACCGGCCATGTCGACAGCAAGGAGCCGCATATCGCGGCGAAGGAAGCCTACATCACCATCAGCGGCCGCTCGAAATCGGCCGACCTGGTCGACTCCAGCGGCAAGCACGAGACCGGTTATTTCGAGAACAAGACTCCGCTCGAGATCGGCCAGGCGATCTCGCAGGGGATCGGTGCACAATGGGAGACCGACCAGCAGCTCGAGAAGGTCGAGCAGTACAAGCTGCAGCAGGGCGAGAGCTGCTTTCGCTGCGTCGAGAAGCTGGCGCGCCAGCAGGGCATGACGATCACGGGCACGGCGGAGGGCAACGCCAGGATCACCAAGGCCGGATCGAAGCGCCAGGCCGGCTCGCTGGTCGAGGGCCAGAACATCAAGAGCGGGACCGCGCATCACAACGGCTCCAACCGGCACTCGACCATCATCGTGCGCGGCCAGCGGCCGTTCGGCCATGGCGACGAGAATTTGCAGATCGAGGCGACCGAGCAGGACGGTGCGGTAAAGCGGATGCGGCCGCTGATCATCGTCCAGGACGAGGACACCGACAAGCAGCGCGCCAGGAAGCGCGCCAAGAACCGCAAGGATCGTGCCGCCGGCAACGCGCTGAAGGCCACGATCGTGGTGCAGGGGTTTCATGACGATGCCGGCCAGCTGTGGTGGGCCGGCAATCTGGTCTGGACCGAGAGCCCGTTTCTCGACATCGCCCAGGACATGCTGATCGAGAGCGTCGACTTCAACCAGAGCGACGGCGGCAGCATTTCGACGCTGAACCTGGTCGACCCGCGCGCCTATGGCGGCGAGGGCAGTGCCGGGTCGGGCAACCAGTCCGGCGGCGAATGGAACATGGGGTGATGCGCTCGAGCGGCCGGAGCGTTTGCGACGGCGTCAGCGAACAGCGCAGGAGAAAATCCATGCAATACGAACATGAAGACGCCATCCGGGTGACGACCCGCCGCGCGCGGATCGTCAAGGTCGACGACAAGAAATCGCAACAGCGCGTCGACGTGACCGGGCTGAAGGAGGAGAAGCCGCAGAAGATCTGGCGGCCGCAGGATTTCGGCTTCTCCTCGAACCCGCCAAAGGACTGCGACGGCGTGATGATCCAGATGGGATCGCGCTCCGACCGCACGCTGTACATGGACGGCGGCCATGAGAAGTACCGGCCGAAGAAGACTCCTGTGGGTGGTGCGGTGCTGTTCAACCACACCGGCGATATCATCCGCGTGTTCAAGGACAATCTCGACGTCGTCCATCAGAAGAAGGTCAATGTCCGGATCGGCCATGGCTATGCCGCCGGCGAGAGCGGGGATGCCGGTGGCGAAGGCGGGCAGGGCGGTGAAGGCGATGGTGGCGACGCCCCCGATGACGAGAGCGGGAAGGACGAAAAGACCATCTCGATCGTGATGGACGGCGACAATATCGTCATCACGTTCGAGCAGGCGAAAATTACCTGGAACGAGGACAGCCTGACGTCCGAGTTCGACGACACCTCGGTCAAGCTCGAGAGCGGCAAGATTACGGTGACGGCGCCGACCGTCGTTGTCGACAGCCCCGACATCCATCTGGGCGGCGAAGGCGGCGAGCCGATCGGGCTGTGCGGCGGCGGTTGCTCCATCACCACGAAGGCAATCTGAGCATGTTGCGCGTCCGCATCTCCGAAGGCGACCAGGCGCAGCCGAACCTGCTCTGGGACAGCCAGTGGCGGCCGCCGGAGGGCGCAGCCGACTGGGTCATGCCCGCGCTGACTGCGGAGACCCAGAACCAGGGCGGCCTTCGCGCTGTCGCAGCGCTGCACACGGCGGTGATCCTGTCGCTGTTCACCGACAAGCGGCTGCCGGACGACCATCCGCTGCGCTACCTGCTCGAGGGCGCCGACCAGCGCGGCTGGTGGGGCGATGGTGCCGATGTCGACATTAGCCGCGGCGAGACCGAGCTCGGGTCCTGGCTGTGGGTGTTCGAGCGCGCGATCCTGACCGATGACGTCATCCGCTGGGTTGAGGCCTCCGCGATCGATGCGCTGACGCCGCTGGTCACGCAGGGGATCGCGGTGCGGATCGACGCCCAGGCTGTGGCCGAGAAGGCGTTCGATCGCTGCGACCTGGCGGTCCAGATCTACGGCCGAGACGGCCAGCGCGTCTACGACGCGCGCTTCGACGACATCTGGCGGCAATCGGTGACGTCGCCGGCGCCGTTGCCGTTCCCCGACTACGCGCCGCAGTAACGCGAGAGCAAACAATCGATGTTCCAGATCCCGTCGCTTGACGATTTGCTGGCGCGCGCCCGCGCGGCATTCCGGACCTATCTGAAGGGCTCGGACGCCTGGTCATGGCCGAACAACATCTATGCCTCGGCCAAGGTCATCGCCGGCATGGCGTTCGAGGTGTTCGGCTTCGCCAGCTACATCTCGAAGATGATCTTCGCCTCGACCGCACCCGACCTCGAGACGCTGCGGCTGCATGGTGCGGAGTTCGGTCTGCCGCAACTGCCGGCAGCGCCTGGCAGCGGTCTCGTCACCTTCACCGCCGACGGTCCGATCGGCGTCGAAACCTCGGCAACGCTGCAACGCGCCGACGGCGCCGTCTATCTCGTCGTCACCGCCGGCTCGTTGCCGGGCGCCGGCACGCTGCAGCTGTCCGTCATCGCACAGGCCGACGGCGCGGCCGCCAATGCCGCCGAGGGCATTCCGCTGACGGCGCTGTCGGGCGTGACCGGCCCGAACTCCTATACGATCGCGGTGTCCGCCGGCGAGATCACCCAGGGCACCGACGTCGAAGGCATCGAGAGCTATCGCCAGCGCATCCTGTTTCGCAAGCGCAACCCGCCGCATGGCGGCGCGGCCTCGGACTACGTGATCTGGGCGCGGCAGATCTCCGGCGTCTCCCGCGTCTTTGTCGAGCGGCTCTGGGCCGGGCCCGGCACGGTCCGGGTGTTCTTCTTCATGGACGGCATCTTTCCGGACGGCATCCCGGATGCCGCCGTGGTGACCCGGTTGCAGAACTACATCGAGACGGTGATGCCGGCCGGCAGTCTCCTCACCGTGGCGGCGCCGGTGCCGCGGCCGATCGATGTCACCATCCGCAATCTGGTGCCGGACACGACCCGCACGCGCGAGGCCGTGCTGTCCGAGCTGAGGGCCGCTTTCCTGCGCCTGGGCCGCGTCGCCGGCCAGGACACGGTGCATGGCGGCATGCCCTATCTGGCCTCGCCGGCCACGTTCTCGCTGTCGTGGATCTACCAGGCCGTGGCGAACGCGACCGACGTCGACAGCTTCGATCTTGATTTTCCCGTGGTCGATACGCCGCTGATGGTCGGCGAGACCGCCGTGCCGGGGACCATCAGCTTTGTCTAGGCCCGAAACCCCGTTCCATTGTCCGACGCTGTTCGAGAGCTTCGTGGCGACCTGCGCGCTGTGGCCGCGCGGCCGCGCCTGGCCGGTGTCCGACGGCGTCACCCCGTTCCGGTTCTGGGACTGGATCGGGACCGTCGTCGGGATCCCGGCGAGCTGGCCGACCGGGTTCGTCCAGGCCGGCTACTCGGCCGCGATCGCGGTCGTGCGCAACTACGTCGAGACGCGGCTCTGCGCGCTCCGGCTGGAGTTCTGGTGCGCGACGCAGAGCGAGACCAACGACCAGTGGCTGTTTGAATACGGGCTGCCGGATTCCTGCGACCCGTTTCCGGATCTCTGCACCAAGGTGGCGGCGATCGGCGGCACGCGCTGCGAATATTATGCGGCGGTGGCGGCGCGGGCAGGGTGGAGCATCGCCTGCGCGACCTTCTTCAACGATTGCGGCGCCATGACCGGGTGCGCCGAGATAGGTTGCGCCGAGGTCGGCGGCCATGCCGGGTCGGCCTACCTGACCATCGAGGTGTTTCTCGACGACAGCCCGTCCTATGTCGCCGCGGTCGAGAGCCCGCCTTACATCGGCAATTTCCAGATCGGTTTTTCGCTGGCCTGCGGGCCCGACATCTCGCCGCTGAAATGCGTCCTCGACCGCGTCGTGCATGCGCATCTGGTGATCGCCTACGAGATCCATGGTGGGGTTGTGCCGCCCACCCCGGTCGATCCCGACGACGGGCGCGCCTACCTCGTCGACCTGGATGCCGCCTTCATCATCGACACCGACAGCTCCAACATCAAGGTCGAGCCGACATGACCAATCGCACTGCCTCGCTGAAAATGCTGCGCACCGCCAACCCCGTGCTGCCGCCGCGCTTCCTCACGGCATCGGTGATGGGGACGCCGCCGACGGTAGCGATGAGCGCCGCGAACACCAACTCGCTGTCGGCCGGGCGCTACTGGCCGGCGGTGACTGCGCAGAACAATGTCGGTGCCAACACCGCGGTCTACGGACCCTTCACCTATGCAGGCGCGGCCAGCCCGCTGCAGCAGACCACCTATGCCGGCTGTTTGTTCTTCAGCAACGTCTCCTATGGCGGCACCACCAATTTCGGCGGCGGCGCCACCGGCAGGAAGTTCAATCACGCCACCATCGCCTTCTACTATTTCGGTTCGCAATTCAACATCGCGATGGTCGGCAACGGCGTCCAGTCGAAGTTCGCGCTCAAGATCGACGACCAGTACGTCAGCCTGACGCCCGCCAGCGTGCCGACCTCGGCGAACTTCTATTATTATAACGTCAGCTTCGCGGCTCCGGGCTGGCACCGGGTCGAGATCATCATTGACCAGAACTTCCTGTTCAACGGGATCTGGACCGGCGTGACCGACAGCGTGATGCCGTGCGCGGTGCGCGGGCCGCGCGTGCTCTACGTCGCCGACAGTTTTGGCGAGGGCTCCGGCGCGATATTTCCGGGCTCGGCGATCGCGCAGCGCGTGTTCGAGAACCTCGGCTGGAACAACTACATCTGCTCCGGCGTCGGCGGCACCGGGCTGCTTGCAACCTTCGGCACCTCGACCAAGTATCGCGACCGCTTCGCAACCGACGTGCTGCCCTATGTGCCGGACGTCGTGGTGCTGCAGGGCTCGACCAATGATTCCGCCGGCGGCTTCACGCCGATGCAGATGAGCAACGAGTGCACGGCGATCATCGAGGCGCTGAAATCGGCGCTGCCGAACGTGGTCCCGATCATCACTTCGCAGGCCGCGGTGAACGGACCGACCGGCACCACCAACCTGACCTGGCTGCACCGCGCGGCGATGAAGACCGCGACCCTGGCCGCCGGCGGCTTCTTCATCGACCTGCTCGAGCGGCCATTGCCGCCGTTCTATACGCCGCTGACCCATGTGCTGGCGTCCTCGCCGACAGTGGGTGTGTCCTCCTTCACCGTCAGCGGGACGGTGCCGCCGGCGATCGGCGCGACCTACGCCTTTGGCGATGCGACGCGCTGCCTGTTCAAGACCGTGAGCGGAAGTGCGGCGCCCTACACGGTGACGGTCGAGAACGGCGGCCTGCAGACGGCGCAGACGGCGGGCGGGGTGATGACACAGGCTGGCGATTGCCCCTGGTCGGGCACCGGCCGGGTCGGCGCCACCACGGGCGACGGCAATTCCGACGTGCTGGTGTCGAACGACCACGTCCACCCGGCCCAGACCGGCCACGACATGATCGCGCAGATCATCGCCGAAGGCATCCAGGGCGTGCTTCAGGCAGCCTAGCGCGGCGCCCAACGCGCGCGGCCCCAGATCTCGATCCTATTTTTCCAGAGGAACCACTGACATGGTCGATATCATCGGTCCGGCCAACGCGCCGAACGCCGTCACCTCGCGTCCGGACGACAGCCGCACCTTCAGTTCGCTCGACACTTGGTTCAAGGACTGCACCAGCGCGTCGAGCAATGACGGCACCAAGCTCAATGCCGGCTTCATGAACGCGGTGATCGGTCTGTTCCGCAACGCGATCCGCGGCAACGGGCTGACCGCGCTCTCGGCGCCCGTCGTGGCGGAGGACAACAGCGACAACATGCTGCTGCGGGCCATGCAGCATCTGGTCCAGCGCGGGCAACCCAAATACGGCGACGACACCGGCTCGGCCAACCATGTGGTGGTCGCACCATCGCCGGCCGCGATCGAGCTGAAGAAGGGCATGGAGGTCATCACCAAAATGGCCGCCACCAATCTCGGTCCCTGCGATCTCAACCTCTCGGGTCTCGGCCCGGTCGCGGTCAAGCGGCTTGATCTCACGGATCTGCAGGCCAACGATCTTCTGATCGGCCAGGTTGCACGCTTCGTTTACGATGGCACGGTCTGGCAACTCACCAACGGCCAGCAGAACGTCATCAAGGTCCTGACTGCGAACACCACGTTCTACGTGAATGCCTCGATTGGCAGCGACACGCTGTATGATGGCACGACGGCGGCCATCAGCGGTGTGCACGGCCCGTTCCGGACGATCCAGCGCGCGGTCAGCGAGGGCTTCAAATTCGGTCCCAGCGCGACATACGGCATCACGGTGCAGGTCGCGGACGGCACATACCCTGAAGCCGTCTCCACCCCCACGGTCCCCGGGCCTGCGATCACGATCGACGGCAACGCAGCGACGCCTGGAAACGTCGTGATCAACGCGACGGGGGCCGTCGGCAACTGTTTCTCCGTCAACGGACCGAACTTCGCAACCGTCAAGAACCTGAGGTTCATCAACGCGACCGCAAATCAGGCCGGGCTTGGGGCGAATGGCGCCGGCGCAAATCTGGTGACGTCCAACACCGAAAGCGGAACCATCGCGACGTGGTGCTTCCTCGCGAACGGCGGCGGCGGCGTCGGCATCGGAAACCACAAGTTTACTGCCAACACCGGTTATTGTTTTGCCGCATACCGCAACGGCACGATCAATCTTGGCGGCGGCGCGGTGTTCACGATCACGACGCCGATCGGTGTGTCCCAGTTTGCTTACGTCGTCTCGGGTGGTCAGATCGAGGTGCCGGCGACGGGCACGCCAACGTTCGTCAACTACGGCAACGTGTCGGGCGGCAAATACTTCGCGACCCTGAACGGCGTGATCAATACGCAAGGTGCCGGCATCAACTATTTCCCTGGCACCGTGGCCGGATCGACGACGGCGGGTGGACAGTACGGCTGAGGCTATTGGCTCAACTCGCGTCTGAGCTGCGCGCCCATTCTCACCGGAGTATCCACACATGGCACAATTGACCAACGCCGCGATGATCGCGGCGAATGCCTCGCGCTGGGCGAAAGCCCACATCAAGCCGGATTGGCAGAAGGCGATCGACGAGACCGCGGATCGCCTGATGGTCCCGGCCAACCGCAACCGCTTCAAGGCCGTCGAAAAGGCGGAGGGGGTGCCGTGGTTCGCGGTCGCCATCATCAAGGAGCGCGAGGCCGGCGCCGATCCCGCCTTCCGGAAGTCGATCGCGCAGGGCGATTCCTGGTCCGCGTCGTCGCGCAACGTGCCGAAGAACCGCGGACCGTTTCCGAGCTGGGAAGCGGCCGCGCATGACGCCCTGGTCGATTGCGCGCCGTTCGCGGCGCGCTGGCACGACTGGTCGATCGGCGGCACCCTTACCATCCTCGAGAAGTACAACGGCGTCGGCTACGCCGCGAAGGGGCTGCCGTCGCCCTATCTGTGGTCGGCGACCGACCAGTACATCAAGGGCAAATATGTCCGTGACGGCGTGTTCGATGCGGAAGCCGTCGATCGCCAGATCGGCTGCGCTGCGCTGCTGCTGGCGATGCAGAAACGGGATCCCTCGATTGTGTTTGCGCCATCGGGCACGCCGGCACGACCGACCGACAAGCCGCCAGCCGCGATCGTCAACGACGCCACCAGAACCGAGCGCAAGACCCGCGCCAGCGCGGTGACCGCCGGTGCGGCCGGCGGCGGCACCGAGGTGGCGAAGACCGGCACTCAAGCGCCGGCGGCGCCGCTGGTCCCGTCATTCGTCACGTACAGCGCGATCGGAATCGCGATTGCCGTGGCGATCGCCGCCTCGTTCCTGATCGCCCGCAAGACCAGGCTGATCAACGACATCTGGTAGCCGCGGCGCGCTCAAAACGCCTCTTCGAAAAAGGTTCTCCATGCCCCGTCACGCCGGCCTGCCGCGCGCGTTCGATCTGTCGCGCGTCGGCTATTTCTCGGACTTCGTTCTGGTCCCGATCGCGGTGGCCTTCCTTCTCACGATGTGCGCCCTGCATGGACTCCCATTGCGAAGCGTCGGCGTCGCGCTGGCGTGCGGACTGCTGGCCTGGTCCTTCGCCGAGTACTGGATTCATCGCAGCCTGTTTCACGGCGCGAGCGGTCTCGCGGCCATGCACGACATGCACCATGTGCTGCCCAGGGACATGATCGGCGTCGCCAGCTGGGGCTCGTTTGCAGGCTTCGCGGGTGTCTGGTGTGTGCTGGCGATGGCCGTGGGAGGTGTCGCAGCTGCCGCGGTCACCGCCGGCGTGATGGCCGGCTATCTCTTCTATTGCGTCATCCACGTCAGCATCCACCACGCCGGCGCACGCGGCTTTGGCCGCTACGGGGCACTGATGCTGCGCTTGCATCACGGCCATCATCGCGGCGGTCGAGGCAATTTCGGCGTGTCGTCGCCGCTCTGGGACATCGTTTTCCGCACCTATCGTTCAACCTGAGGAGACCGACCATGCTGTTGCTCTGGCTGATGCTGATCACCCCCGGCCTTGCCGTTGTCTACGCGCTGCTGCTGAGGCCGATGCTTCATCGCATTCCGGCTTTTGCCGAATTCTACGCGCAGGCCGACGGCTTCTGGGCCAAGGCCTGGGCCATCTGCGGCAAGTCCGTGACGATGCTCTGGGGCTATTTGCTCGGCGGCATCGGCTCGTCTGTTGCGCTGGTCGGCCCGGTCGCATCGGCGCTTGGCGACCCCGAGATCAAGGAGCAGGTGACGACCGCACTGCAGGGCAATCCGAAGATCCTCGGATATGTGCTGATCGTCATCTCCGCGGTGACGATCATGTCGCGGCTGCGCTCGCTGATGGCAAGGGACAGCTAGGCCATGTTTTCCCTGGTCACGGCGATCGCGCCGCTCCTGATCGGCAAGCTGGCCGATGCCTTCACCGCCTACGAGAAGAAGCAGATCACGCTGGCCGAGTTGAACGCCGAGGTTCAGCAGGCGCTGATGGAATGCTTCTCCGAAGTGATGAAGTCGCAATCCGATGCGCTGGCGAAGACCTTTGCCACGTTCGGCGACATCATGAAGAACTCGCGCCTGGTGCGGGTGGTCTGGGCTGCGGTGGTGCTGTCGCAGCTGTTCGTGCTGGTGTTTCAGCAGATCGGGGTGCCCGCGATCGTCTATTTTGGCGGTGGTCACTGGCCGTCGGCGGGCGCGACGATCGACTGGGCCTATCTGCTGATCGTCGGCCTCTGCGGCCTCGGGCCCGTGGTGCTCAATGCCGGACCCGGCAAGGTCAATCTGGATCAGCTCAAGCCAAAAGCCTGAGGCCGCATGCGCCTGCTCCACTACTACCTCGAGGGCCGCCGCTTCGAATGGCTCATCACCATCGCCATGCTGTGGCTGGCGGTGGCGATGTTCGTCTCGCCGCAGATCCTGCGCGCCTCCGCGTTCCAGTGGGTGACGCTGGTGATGACGCCCTGGTTCATCGCGTCATGCCTGTTCGCGCTGGGCTGGGCGCGGCTGATCGGGCTGTTGCTCAACGGGCACGAGGTGAGGGGACGCCGCGTCGGGCCGATGGTTCGCGCGGTGACGGCCGCGCTGTGCGCGGTGATGTGGGTGCAGTTCGACCTGGCGCTGGTCCAGATGTCGATCACACAAGGCTTCATGTCGCCCGGGGTGCCCTTCTGGTCGATGTTCGTATTGGGCGAGCTCGACGTGGCTTATCGGGTGGTGGCGAATGGAAGAAGTCCTTAAGGCGCTCGGCCCGTTCCCGGTGGCGCAGGGCATTGTCATCGGCATCCTGGTCGCGGCCGCGGGCTTCTGGGCGATCCGCAAGGGCCTGCAGGATTCCCGGCGCGGTGAAGGCGAGGTCGCGCGGACGGTGCGCATCGAGCACAGCGACGAGGAGAAGCGCTGGCAGTGGGAAGCCTACAAGCAGCTCGGCCATCTCGAGAAGAACAGCTTCGACCAGGTCAAGCACAGCGAAGACACGGTCGATCTGCTGCGGGAGGTGCTGAAGGGCATCAACCGTATCGCCGACGGCCGCTTTAACCTCCGGCAGTAGAAGGCTCCACCATGCATCGTGTCGTCGTCGCCGCGGCAATCGCCGCCGGCATGCTTGTGGCTGCGCCGGCGCGATCGGCCGACCTCAACCCTTACGCCTGTTTCGGCGCGGCGCGCTACGTCGCCATGGCCGAGAGTTTCCAGTGCGCGGACCTGCCGGCGTTCTGCGCCGGCGCGCGGTCGTTGCTGACCGAGGCCGGCAGCCGGGCCGCGGCCGAGAAGCTGGCGCGCGAGCGCGGTCACAGCCGGATGGCGATCATGCTGGCGAAGCATTTCTGCAGGTGATCGCATGGGGTAGATGCCGGTTCGGACCAAGCCGGGGCGCGTGCCATAAGCTCGCTCGTTCTCAAGTCCCCGGTGTGTGAACGGTAGCGAGAGGTCCTTGGCAATCTTGCGCGGCGGTTGATGCGCCTCGCGCTCGCTTATGGCTGTGATCACGATCGGCGGACAGCAGCGCTAGACGTTGCTCAATTATTCGGATCTTCGCTTCCAGCATGTCTGTGAGCTTGTTGTGAATTCGAGCATGCAGCGACTCCATCTCTTCAAGTGCAATGCCGTCCAGATCGACTATCACAATGATCGCCCCCGCGAATTATGATGAAGTGAAAGGCGCAGATGGTCGAAAGGCCGCCCGGAGGGGCGGCCTTTCTCGCATAGAGGCGGACGAAATCAGACGGCGTGAAACGTCGTCGACGAGCGACGGCGATAGGCAAGGAAGCCAACGCCGGCAAAGCCGAGCAGCATCATGGCCCACGTAGTCGGTTCGGGAACGGCCGTAACTGCCATTACACCAGACAGCTCAAACTGTTTGATCTGCGTGAACCCAAGATCGGAGTGCAGCGCGATCGACGTCAGGTTTGTGCCGTGAATTGCGAGCGCGGTAAATTCGGTGTTTCCGTTCGGCAGATCGCTGAGGCTCGAAAACCCCAGGTTGGAGGCCGTGATTGTAAAGGGACTCGGGTTCAGCACATCGAAAACCAAATCCGTGAACGTGAAGCCTGCCGCAATGGTGATGAGCAAATCATGATAAGGAGTTTGAGATCTACCATTGCCGGTTGCGTCAATCGAAGCGAATCCATCCTTTGCGTCGACATTGATGTCACTCTTGAACGTGACCAGTGTCGTACCCGATTGGCTGCCGATGTGACCTGTGATGGTCATCCCCGTTAGCTTGTCCAAATAGACTTTGACTTCGTCGGCCGAATTATTCTGACCAATGTCGACCTTCAGATCTCCGGTCGTGTTCACAACTGGAACAATCGGAGTGGCGCTGGCGCTTCCAGCGAACATCATCGCTGCAGCGATCAGACTGCCCGCAACTGACGAGCGAATAATTTTCATGTTAAACTCCTTACGCTACATTAAATTTTATTTACGATTGGAACCTATATACATTTTAATATATAAGCAACGATAATCGGGAAAATCCGGCAGTTAGTTTATCCGGGCTTTTTGCGAAGCGCTCGCAAGCGCTCTGTGTGTCGGCCCCGTCGGCAGGGCCGCTCGCGACCTAAAACGACTGCTAGTGGAGCAGCTTTGGTCCTGGGCTCGGCTAACGCCGGGCATTTGCGGAACGTTAATTGCCAAGACGATTTGAATCTGATGGAAAAAGACCGGGACATTTCGGCAATCGAACGAAAGCTGGCGCACTGTCGCCAGCTGGCGAAAGAGTTTCCCGACGGACCAACGGCGAAGCACATCCGGCAGATTGAAGACGAACTGCGAGCCGAGTTGGCGAATGAGCTGCGCTGCAGGGAAGGGCAGTAAGGGCGTTTCGACCGGCGCTCTAAGCTGCCTTTAGACTCCGTTAACAATGATGCGGCATAGGCGAGTGCATGGAACTCGTAACCGATTTCGTTCTACCCACAAGCGGCTGGACCCCAGACGAGCTGGATCGCCTCGCTTGCCTCGGCCAAGAACGCAGCACGGCGGTCGAAGCCGCCAAGATATTGGGCCGCCATGTCAGTTCCGTACGCAGACAGGCCCGAGAACTTGGAATCCTCCTCTACAAGAGCGACGTGTCAAAGGGGACCACTTAGCGACTGGCCTGGAGCACCGCGAGTAACATTTGTGATTGCAGGAACTTGGGTCGTCGGGAAAAACTGGAAGCCCGGGGATCTGCAAAGCATTTCACTTCGTATATTTTGAAACCCGGAAGGCCGCTGATGGCTGGCGTCAGCGGCCTTTGGCTTGTCGCGGGTCCGTCCGTCTCATCTCCTGGCCATGACGACAAAGCTACCGTCGGCATTCGCCTGGATCCGAAATTCTCCGCCATAGACCTGGCGCATCCCTTCAGCGATTAGCAGCGCGCTCTCGAGCGGGCTCAACCCTCTGCAGGTTTCGGTCAGCTCCTGGGCGAGCTGTGGATCGATGTCCGGTTCAGGGCGCTTGCGGGCCATGGTCGATCTTTCGCGGAGAGCGGCCCCAGCCCTTGAGGGCAATGGGGGATTGCGAGCTGGGGCCGCCCTTGGAGGCCTCAGGCGAGGCCCGGGAAAACGTGGCAATCGCACCAACGTTCCTTTACCACAGGCCCTTCATTTGAACGAGTCCATCACCCGCGACATCGCCGGATGCGCCCGGTTCTTGACCTTGATCCAGTCCTTCGACCGGCCGCCGCTGTACCGGCGATCGCTGCGCTTCGAGACCAGGCCCTCAAGACCCATCCGGGCGGCGGCGCCGAACAGCGCAGTGCCGATCTCGCCCGGCTCGAACGGCGCGACGAACATGCCGTCGGGGCGGCCGCGCAGCAGCCGCGCCAGATTGCTCTTGCGCATACTGAGCGGCAGCTGCCGCAGATCCTCACCGCCGAGCGCGAGGACGTCGAAGGCATAGAGCTGTACTTCGTGATCGTTCTTGCGCGAATGCAGCGCGTTGAAATCGGAGACACCGTCGACGCCGAGCACAACGGCCTCGCCGTCAATGACGAATTGCGGCTCCCGGTTCTTCAGCGCGGCCTGCACGATCCAGGGGAAGCGAGCGGTCCAGTTGTGTCCGCTCCTGGTGATCAGCCGCACGGCCTTGCCCTGGCGCTCGACGCGCAGGCGATAGCCGTCATATTTGATTTCGTGGATCCAGTCGGGGCCGGCGGGCACCGTCTTCGCTGCCGTGGGCAGGCAGAACTCGAACGCTTTCAGCATGGTCAACAGATAGGGCGGGGGGCGGCTTTTTGGAGTCTACCCGCCTATTTGATCGGCTTCCGACGCGGCTTTCCTGCCGAGGTCCTCACCAGCGGCCGCATAGCCTCGATGCTGGTGATGGTGTGGTCGAGACCCTTCGGCAGCAACGGCATGTCGCCCGGCGCGGCATCGTTGCAGTCCGGGCAGGGGTCACCGGCGGCGCCGCAGCCGCAGGCGTTTGGCCCATCCCATGGGCGTTCAGGATGGCTCTCGCAGACCCAGTGGGTGCCGTCACAACGGGGGCATGCCACGTCCGGTTCTCCGTCGGTGCGCCGTGGGCTCTTCCTCGATCTCCTGACCGTGCAGATGGTCGAGCACTTCGCCAAGGTCGCGCATGTCCAGCATCTTGCCGCAGATCGTGCAGCGGATGAAGTGCTCACCCTCGTTCTGCGGCGCATGGCCTTCCGGCTTGCCCTCCCGGAACATCAAGCTGCGCCCTTCAGCGGCAGCGCCAGCTGGACATCGAATCGCCTGGTGGCGTTGGCGCTGATGAAGCCCTGCAAGGCGGCTGAGAGATCATCATCGCTGTCGGCCGCGCGCTGGGCCAGTGCGTCGGCAATGTCGGAGGTGGCGTCGCGCGACCACCCCTCGATCGCGTTGAAGCACACAATCCGGACCGGATAGACGTATTGGCCGGAGCGAAGGCCTTGCAGCACGGTCTCGAGATCGGAGTCGGCTTCGTCCGTCTCGCGCCATGCACAGCCGGCGCGGGCACCGAAATCTTCAAGCACGAGGTAGATGTCGCGATCGAGGCGATCGGCCGGCGCAATCGAGGGCGAGGCACGCATACGCTTACTCCAATACTATCACTGGGCGGAGACACGGCCCCGGCTCAGGGGGGCTTTTTGAGGGTGGCCGGGGCCGCTCCGCCAGCTCGGGCGGCGAGCTAGCGAAAGCTTAACCTTCGGCCGATTTCCAAGTTCCTTTGGTCTATCGGTGCCAGGGCCGGCGGCGGCCCTGGATCTCGCGCGCCTTGCTGATCTCGTCGTAGCTGATCTGGTGGTGCTGCCATGCGCTTCGGAAGCGGGCCTTTGCCTCGGCAAGGCTGCGGGCGCCGCCGCGATGCTCGCTGCGCTGTGGGACGTTCGGCAGGATCACGGCCCACGACCAGCCGTCGATGCCGCCGACGCCGACGCCCCGGAAGATCCGGCCGATGGTTAGCTCGTCCCAGATCACTTCGTAGTCGTCGGGTGTGGTCTGGCCGCCGATCACGGTGCGGCGCATGGTGAGTTCGGTCAT